CCAGATATAGCCCTGGTACTCGTTTTCGCTGATGGAAAGAGCCGGATATTCGCCCAGGGGCAGGTAGCCCACCACGTCATTTAAGTTGGATGTGTAAAAATATTCGCACCGAACGTTGAAAACCACCAGCTTATACCCATCCACTTTTTGCACCGAAGGGCTGGCGGCCCCGTAGTTGTTGTAGCCGCCAGCCTGTATTTCAGGCAAAAAATCCTTGTAGCTGCGATTTAGATCGCACGCGCCGCTGATGCCGCTCACCGTGCCGCTGCCGCTGTACTGCCACATCGTGTAGGCACCGGTGTAACCCAGCGTGGCGCGGTAGTCCGCCACCCACAGCGGGTAACCAACCAGTGCGCCCGCGTTCAAATAGCTGTTGATGTAGTTTGTGTAACTGTACCACCCGGCATACCATTTGCGCTGATACAAAATATCCATAGCGTACTGCACCAGGCTGGTCAGCTCAGCGCGGCCCAAGCTGGTAAGGCTTGAGTCCTCCACATCCACGAACACCGGGTACTCCAGCTTGATGCCCTCCAGCATATTTAAAAAGGCAGTCAATTCGCTGGCAACGGCAGCGCGGGTGCGGGCATAGGTGTAGTAGTAGGCGCCCACCCGCAGCCCGGCACTGTGGGCGCCGGTGACATTCTGCAAAAAGTACGGATCTACGTACAAGCCGCCGCTGTTGCTGGACCCCACCCGCACGATGGCGAACTGCTTACCCGCGGCGGCCACCTGGGTCCAGTTGATGCTGCCCTGATAGCGGGACACATCAATGCCGTTTTGAAAAAGTGCTGAGGGGCATAATTAGAAGTATTTAGCGGCATAACGTAGAATGTTATAGTGGTAAGTAGCTATAAAGTGTATGAAAAAGTAGGACACTCCTACACTATTCATACATTGGCCTCGCGGCTATAACATTCTATTTTATTTTTTCTAATTCAGCCCTCAACCATTCAAAATCTCTTTCTGTGTAAACTCGTTCTGTTAAGTCCGCAATAGAATGGCCAACGAGTCTCTTGATGGCATATTCGTCTAGGTTGTACCTCTTTGCCATCGTCACGAATTGCTTTCGACCGTCATGCGGACGATGCCGCTCATCAAGATGTAATTCTTTAACTGCCAAATCATATGTTAGGAAAAATCTCTTGTATGTCATCGGGACATATCGATTTTTAGCAGGATCTTGATTCACATGATTAAACAGATATTCACTGCCGACTTCCTTTGCACGGTCATAATAGTTCTTTATAAGAGGATAAATTCTAGGATGAATTGGGACTGTACGGTTAATGCCATAATTAGTTTTCATTCCTCCAGTCATAGCTCTCTTTTTTAAGTCGATATCTGAGAGTTTCAATGCTACAAGTTCTCTTGGTCTCCATCCACTATAGCATTGAATCAGAATCATATCAACATGATTATATTCTTTATAGTGACCCCATAATAGTTTCATTTCATCATTCGTGAAACACATATGGTGGGTTTTAGCTTCTGGATTGTTATCGACTTTGACCGGAGTAACAGGACTAGATGTGAGTAATCCTAGCTCTAATGCCCTATCAAATAGTTTTCGAAGGAGACCTTTTATTTTTACTCTTGTGTTTTCAGAAGCCTTATGTGTTCCGTTCTGATCTGTAATCACTGCTTCTTCGATACAGTATTTTATATGAATAGGACGTACCTCATAGAGTTTCATATCATGAATCGATTCACAATATCGCCACGCTGCAACATAAGCCGCAGTTGTTTTTAAAGTCGGATAGAACTCTTTGCTCCATACCTGATAAAGTTCTTTAACAGTTGTTTGCTCCGTAAAATCAAATGGACTTTTGTTGTATTCGAGTAGTGCAGCATAAGCATCATTGTAAGTTTCAAAATAAGCTTCGGGTTTTAGCAGTTTGCAGATTGGACGGCCCTCTGGGGTCTTGCCAACTGTAACCATGGCTCGGAATGGTTTTCTAAGCGCCCTCCCTTTGAGTTCGGTTATCTGGCCGAATCCATTGGGCAGGCGCTTTCTTTTGTTTTGACGAGGTTTCCTGGGCTTTAGTGCTTCAGGCTTTAGTGGATATCCGCAGTGAGGGCATGATAGCGCTTTGTCACTCACTTGTAGTTCACATTCGGGACATTTTATAAGCATTATATCACCTCTGTGCGTTATATTTTACTATAGATGTACGAATAAATCAATACTACATCTTGTGTCTGGCCATCAAATTCTGTAAGTTCAGGACGGGGGTTACAAGTTTCTATGCTAACTTACTAACTGCAAAAGCGTGGTACGACAGAATACATCGTACTAGCTAAGCTAAAATAGCAGTTGGAAGGAGCTGGAAAATTATGGAATTTGGCATTGGCTCGGTGCCTGTTGTGAAGGTGGCCGAAATTTACGGAAAAGATGCCAACTGGGTGCGGGCAGGAATCATTGAAGGATGGCTGCCTATCGGAACCGCTACGAGAAACGGAAAAGAGATTACATCGATCAAGGACATGGATTCTAAGTACGGACGTATAAACTATTATATTTCTCCGAAGAAACTTTACGAGGAGACTGGCTACGTCTGGAAAGGAGCAAAGCATGGCAACTAAGATACGGTCGAAGCTATCAAAGAAGAATCGTTACTGGATACCACCAGAACGTTACTACGAACTCAAGCATTTCTGTTTACAGTATCCCGACTGGAAGCGCGAATATCTGGCAGTTGACCCGATGGCTCACGAGTTTGAGCAGGGGGAGAAACTATCTGCCACAAATAGGGTAGAGGATAGAACCGCCCTTTGCGCCGAGCGAAAGATCGAGTGTTCACAGAACATGGTCTTAATTGAGGAGTGCTGCGAGAAAGCAGACCCGGACCTTGCCCGTTATATTTTCAAGGCAGTCACTTCTAATCTAGGTTACACCTATCTCAAATCTAGGTTAGGAATGCCATGCTCCAAAGATACCTACTATGACCGCTACCATAAATTCTTTTGGCATTTAAGTCACGCGCGAAAATGACATGGGGTATTATGGAGGTGATACTGAATGAAAGCAGTATTTGATGAACGCAGTATAAATTGGACCGACAATGCTGACTACAACATTATGTATCTTCATGCAAAGCAAAATTATTTTACCGATGTTTTGCGAGCGAGAGGGCACATATCCCTATGCGAGATCCTTGATGATACGGGAATCACATTGGATAAGCCGCTCTCACTTGCAGAGCTCTACGGTCATTTCTGGAGCTATGCAAAAGGAGACAGGTTTGTAGATTTTGGCATTCCCAAGGAATACGACTGCAATACTAAGTCATTTGAGCTTGACATCAATATCTAATCGGAATGGACGTCTGAAACATGGCGTCCTATTTTTCTCCGCAGATTTTGCATGGGGTATTATGGAGGTGATATTGCATGACTAAAAAGCAATTTAAAAATCTTAAAATTGGAGATGTCGTAGAACTTAATGGCAGGTGCCGAGGAAATGAAGGTATCCGATGCTATGTTGATTGGATAATCGATAATAGAATTTGGGTAAAAACTTTAGACGGTAAGCCCCATTTAAGTATCGATGGCGGAATCCAAACTAATTGGAATGAAATTACTTACGCAGGTGCAAATATTGTAAACTCTAAATCAGAGGGTTGAAACATACCCTCTTTGTTTTTACATCCGCGAAAATCTCAGGTCCTTATATGAAAAGAGTGCAAAATACTCTGATATTTTTAAGGAGGAACCATTTATGAAAATGACACCTGTTAAGGAAGTACCTGGAAAGACTGGTCACTATTGCAATTTGCAGGGGGGTGCTCAAGGAGTTTATGGCTATGGACGCAAAAGTCGTGAGGCTGGACGTTGATGGGTATAAATCTTCTACTGTGGCAGCATCCTGCATCAGTGTAGCTATCAGAAGATCCGGATACCCGATCAAGTCATTTAAAAGAGGCGAATTTGTGTATCTGAGTAAAGTATCTTGAAAGGAGTAGGCTCCGTGGGAACACGGGGTCTTTTCTTTTATATTTTCCAGGACGCAGGTTACGAAAGGAAGTGGTATTTTCATATCATAAAATTCCCCGGGATGAAAATTTGAGAAAACGGTTTAAAGGAGAATTTACATGGATTGGTTTTATATTGCTGCTACGGCGATTCTTGTTCTGGCTTCTTATATTATTGGAAGATCGCACGGAGTCAGCGAATTTCTTAGCGCCAACACAATCGGCAGCCTGCGAGTGGATCGTTCGGATGAGGACGGTCCTTTGGTTTTTATGGAGGTAGATCCTGGATTTCGGGATTTCGCGGAAATGGACGTTGTAATTTTAAAAGTAAAGCACGAGGATTTTATTCCGCGAAAATAACTGGGGCTATTATGGAACCATTTATTACTTTGAAAGGAGATTATTAAAATGGCAGATCAAAACAGCGAAATGTTGAACAAACGTATCGAGGAGACCCTCGGAAATTTGGAGACGCTGAAAGGAGATGAACGTGCTCAGGCCGTGAAGGAGCTGGACACGCTGTACAAGCTCAGGATCGATGAAACGAAAAATGAGGTTGAAGCCCGCCAAAAGACATCTGAACATCAGGATCAGATGTTCCAGGCACAGGCAGATCTTCACGAAAAGAGAATCGCTCTTATTGTGAATACAGCGGTGGACGTGGCAAAATTCGTGAGCCAGGTAGGCATGTATGGCATTCTCATCGTAGGTGGACTTAAGTTCGAGGAAAACGGTACGATCGGCTCGCAGTTCGTTAAGGACACGATCCGCAGTTGTACGAAATTCTTGAAGAAATGAGGTTCGAAAAAGAGCTTATGGAAACATGGGCTCTTTATTTTTATGGTGTTTCCTTTATGCGATACTTTACGAATAAACCGGAATTTTCAACACACATGTACGGCGAAACTTATGTTTGCAATCACCCATTATATGATCGATGCACTTTGTACAAAGTTGGGAGTAGAGGTGTATGTGTTGTCCAGCAGAGATTTAACGAGTCAACAAAGTCAACATACTGGACGGAAATAGATCCGTGGCTCAATGACATTATATATCTCAAGGCTGGCTTCAAAGATTTTTTCGATAGCTATTCAGAAGAGGAAAGAAACGGGCTATATCCTACCGTAACGGTTAGACAGCTTATGTGGCGATTGAGGATGAAACCTCTGAAAAGAGAGCGTTGGGAAACTGTTATAGACAGAAAAACTTTGTGAATACGCGAAATTTTCAAGTCCTTATATTGAAATGGATAGCTTATGGGTAAAGCGCCCGGTATTTCGGGAGAACCAAGCTTGAACCTTGGTCTATTTCTTTTTGTTTTTATATTTGAAAGGAGAACCTAAAATGAATCTGAAACTCAACCGAAAAATTGTGAAGGAGATGGCAAGGAATGGACTTAAGTTTGTGGAAGATTGTTCACCTACTATTCTTACAGGACTGGTTGCAGCAGGAGTGCTCACGAGCGTTGGAATGGCTGTACGAGCTACCACCAAGGCGCTTCCGCTCATCGAAGAAGAAAAAGTACGTCGTTGTAAAGAAGGGTTGGACGACCATTTAAAGCCTGATGAGGTCGTAAAGGTTTGCTGGAAGTGCTATGTGCCGACCGTGAGTATGGCCGCGTTGACTGTGGCCTGCGCGATTGGTGCCAATAAAATCAACCTCCAGCGTAATGCCGCGCTTTCCTCTTTATATTCTGTAAGTTCTACGGCACTCAAGGAGTACGAGCAGAAGGTTATTGAGCAAGTCGGACCGGAGAAAAATGAAACGATCAAAAATGCCGTGGCAAAGGACCGTATGGAGAAAATTCAGATGGACGAGTCTGCGGCGCTTGGTGACGGCAATGTGTGGGTCTACGATACCTTTAGCGGACGAAAATGGCCGTGCAATATTGGTAAGATCAAGCAGATTGCCGGTGATCTTAACTGCGATATGGCGGTCAGCGGCGATTGGAAGAGCCTGAATGAGTTCTATATGGAAATCGGCCTGGATGAAATCAAACCTGGCGATTCATTAGGGTTTGATGCTTCTAACCTGATCGATCTGTGGTTCTCAGCCCAGCTGGATGATAACGGCCGACCTTTGGTGGTTATGGATTATAAAGTTATGCCCAAAATAAAATACAAGGAGATGTTTTAAATGTGCCCATGCGCCATGAGAGTTACCTATGCCTGGATGTTTGAAGGCAAAACTATGTACCGCGAAGGGTATGAGTGCTTGAAGTACCGCAAGGAATGCAAAGATACGAGAGTCTGCAAATACAACTTCGCAGAAATTTCACCGGCTAATATGGAAAGGAGGGAAGACAAATGATGCCTAAATTCACTATGACTAAGGTCATTAGTCTTGTTTCTATTATCGTAGTTGGCGTTGGCTCGGCAATTGGTCAATGGGCAACCATGAAAGAATGGAAAGAAGAGACTGATGAAAAGTCTAAGAAAGAGGACTAAGGTCTTCATCTGATCGAGAAACGGCTCCGTGGAAACACGGGGTCTTTTCTTTTATGCGCTAAAATTACACATCCTTATATGGAGGTGTATAAAAATGATCACACTTTATTACTTATTAGAATGTGCAGAAAGCTACTTTGAGAGGAAGGGCGGTATCCAGAAAATTATATTTTGGAGCGTAATCTCTCTTATCGTAGTGAGTGTATTCATGTGGTGCATGTGTGGTGCAATTGATGACCTTGTAGCCAGAGGGGTGTAAAAGCCCCTTTTGGTTTTGTTTTTTCTGGAAAGGAGAAATAAGATGCCGAGAACTCAGGATTTCGAGGTCTTGGACAAGTTTGAAAACGAACATTACTTCCTGCCGAGTAAGGATTGGCCGGAATATGAATTTCAGTATCAAAGCACTTGCCGCTGGGCCTTGAACCAGATTCGTGAGTACATGGCCCAGAAGGCGAACGAGCACAAATCTATGACTGATATTTTGGAAGAACTTTACTGGATCTTCGATACCGGCATAGCAGAGTTCTGCGAGATGTACGATGAGAAGAATGAAATCAAAGCATGGCAATATCCACCACCGGATCTTGTATTTAGTGTTGGTAGAGCCATGGTTGAGGAAGTAGCAGGTTTATATTTATGAAAGGAGAACTCCAATGAAAATCAAGTATCCGAGAATCAATGTAAAGCCGTTTGTCCATGCCTGTAAGGTCGGAATGGCCAAAAACGCACCTACAATCCTGACTATCACAGGCATTACAGCGATGGCTAGCTCGACTTATTGGGCGGTGAAGGCTACCCCGAAGGCACTGGCTTTGAAAGAAAAGGCCGAGGTTGAGAAAAACAAGAAGGCTGGGACGTTTAAAAATCAAAAGTTGCATTACTACGATGAAAAGGAAGGCGCCTTTGTTGATGGATTCCAGAATTGGGTACCGTTGACCAAACTCGAAATCGTGCAGACTTGTTGGCGCTGCTATGCTCCGGCGTTTATTACCGGTGTGTTGGGTGCTGCCTGCCTGATCGGGGCCAACTCGATGAATCTGCGTAAAAATGCAGCACTGGCAGCGGCTTATGCACTTTCTGAGACCAATTTCAAGGAGTATCGAGAGAAGACGCTCGAGGAAGTTGGTGAGAAGAAGGAAGAAAAGATCCGTAATGCTGTGGCCGAGGAGAAGATTACCAAGAATCCTGTAACTGATGCGTCTCTAATTATTGAAACAGGATTCGGTGATACTCGATGCTATGATCCTTTCTGTGCACGAAGATTCAAATGTAGCATCGAAAAACTTCGCAGCGCCGTGAATGAATTGAATCTTCAGCTAGTCACAGATGGGTATGTCACTTTGAATGATTTTTATGCTCTAATCAATCTTCCAGAAGCAGATAGTCGCTTCGGTGACGATTTTGGCTGGAACCTCAATGAACATAGAGAAACTGTCCAACTGGATTTGAGTGCACAGCTGGACAATGATGAGGAACGAACCCCGTGCATGGTTGTTGGGTTCAAATATGGCCCTATCTATAACTGTGATGCATTTTAATCTCACGCGAAATTTGCAAGTCCTTATATGGAACAAGATTCCAAAAATTATATTTTATTAAAGGAGACTTTATCATGGAAAACGAGGAAATTATGATGAACGAGACTACTGAGGCTATGACCGATGTGGAGGAACCCATCACTGAAACCGAAACCAATGAGGAAGAGTCGAGCAGCTTTATGCCTGCAGCGTTGTTGATCGCTGGCGGTGTGGCAGCTATTTACGGAGGTGTTACCTTCGCAAAGAAGCATGTCATCCCGCACGTGGTCAATGGCGTGGCAGGCCTGAAGGCTAAGTTCGGCAAATCTAAGGGCAAGGCAGACGTGGAGGCCGAAGCAGAGGAAGTCCAGGAGGACGCATCTGAAGAGTAATCTGTGAAAGACCTTAAGAAATTTAAGGAATTGTTCGAGCTAAGGCTCTGTGGAAACACGGGGTCTTAGCTTTTTATTTTTGCTTTGAAAGGAGAAAAAAGCAATGAAAGAAAATACTGAAATCTTAGATTCAATCTTCGAATCGTGCAAGAGTTTGGGAATTACTGTTGATGTTTTGTCATCGTTCATCAAATCCGATTCGGCTAGCGATGAAGATATTCTTGATCTAGTGTCTACAATCGCCGATGCCTATACTGCACATCTTACTAAGCTTCAAGCGCTGATTCCGACTTTAACTGATATTACGTTGAGCATTAAAGCAAAGGCAATGGAGGATTGAATTATGAGTTTCGGTAAGAATTTGTTTTTTTGCTTTGAAAGGAGAAAAAAAAGCAATGACTGTACAAGAATGGCTTAAGGTTTCGTGGAACATGACGAATACTAAAATTAGGCCCTGGGCACTATGCAATGATGGCTATGAAATTTCAATCCAAGCTTCCGCGTATCATTATTCAAATCCTAGAGTCGACGGTGCAAGCGAATATACTGAAGTAGAACTTGGTTTTCCTAACGAGCCTGACGATGCAATTCTTGAATATGCCGAAGATCCTGGAATGCCTACCGATACTGTTTACGGATTTGTTCCAATCGATCTTGCTGAAGAATTGATTCAAAAGCACGGCGGCATTATTAAAGCTTCACATTTTGAGGAGGACTAAATTATGAGTTTCGGTAAGAATTTGTTTGTGTTCATATCGGGTGCAGTTGTTGGTGCCGGTGCGTTGGCTGGGTTCGCTGGTTGGCAGATGTACAAGATGCTTAAGAAGAATGAAACCCTGTATACGGCGGTTCAGGCCTCTGTGGATGCAGGAGTAAAGGCAGCCTCGAGTGAGTTCAGTGAGCGAGGTACTAAGATGATTCTGAATAAAATGTTCGGGGCCCCTAAGAATGGTGAGTGATTTATGTGATGCGTTATATTTTCAAAGGTCATGTGGTGGACCAGTTTGGGACTATGCTTGACCGGAACTGGAAAGGGGAGACCTTTGCACCGAGTATGGCAAAGGCGAAGTCGAACCTGAATTACCAGTGGAAGAAACAAAACAACTACCCTCGGGAGACAAAGGTAATTCTCGAGGGTCATTTTACATCCGAAATGGATTTTCTGAAAGGAGTTAGCTGATGGCAGAATATGACATGCCCAACAACAGCCACGCATTTAAAAATGGACAGGTGAAAGAAAAGCCCAAGACCCAGAAGGTTATCGAGGGCACAGCCAAGACCAAAAAGAAGAACAGTGCTCGGAAGCTGGCTGATATTTTCCTGCCTGAAGATGTTACCAGCGTTAAGGAGTATATCTTCTGGGAGAGGATCGTTCCGGCTATCAAGGATATTATCCATGATACGGTGGACACGTTCCTGTACGGCGAATCGCGTAGACCTAACTATTCAAGTTATTCGAGCGGCTCCAGGATCTCTTACTCCGGATATTCTTCTAGCAATACCCGTTCTGATCCTAGAAAGGATATGAATCGCCCCAGGAATGCCTTTGATTATGATGACATTATCTTTGACAGTCGTATTCAGGGTGAGCAGGTGCTGGACAATCTGATTGATATTTTGGACCAGTACAATATTGTGACGGTTGGTGACCTTTATGATTCGGCAGGCATCACGACCACGAACTACATGGTAAACCGTTACGGCTGGGATAACCTGGCGGATTCGAGTGTTGTCCGAGTACGAGAGGGCTATACCCTGAAGCTGCCCAAAGCCAAACCTATTTGAAAGGACTGATATTTTTGGAAACAGAACCATGTTATCGAGCTCAACTCGAGAAAGTAATCAGAGAGAGTAGAGAACTCGATGAAGCGATCAGAGAGAGCAAAGAACAGCATAGAAATATGTCCCTATTCGATTATTCCGGCCCTAAATTTACAGATGACGAACTTCGGTTCAAGTATATTACTGAAAAAATGAGGGAAACTTTCCTGAAGAAAAATCATGATTACGGCAATAGTTTTCATGAAACTTGGGATGAGTTTGGTGATAAGGGTATCATTACTGCTCTTACGCAAATTTCTCACAAGTATCATCGACTTATGAATATTGGCCTCGGCACTAAACCCTTGGTTGATGAATCAATTGATGATACGCTACTCGATATGGCAAATTACTGCATTCTTACAATTATGGAGCTGGAAAAAGCTCGTAACAACGAAAAGGAGAACTGATTATGAAACTTTCTAACATTATGTCCGCTGCTGGCCGCAATCTCTCTGTCGCCAAGCTGAAAATCGTTAAGCATAGCCCTGAACTGCTGCTGATCGCTGGTATCGCTGGCGGTGTTACGAGCGCAGTCATGGCCTGCAAAGCTACCACCAAGGTTTCTGAGATCCTTGACAGCACTTCGGAAGCAGTCAACACGATTCATCAGGTCGAGGAGAATCCGCCGATGGGTTCTGACTATACCCACGAGGATGCACAGAAGGACCTCTTTATCACGTATGCTCAGACCGGTGCAAAGCTTGTGAAGCTGTATGGCCCGAGTCTGGTCGTAGGTGGTCTGTCTGTGGCTGCAATCCTGGCATCCAACAACATTCTGCGTAAGCGCAATGTGGCTCTGGCAGCAGCATTCAGCACTGTTTCGAAGTCTTTTGAAGAGTATCGCGGCCGTGTCATCGAGAAATATGGCAAGGAAGCCGACAATCAGCTGCGCATGGGTGTGCATGAGGAAGTCGTCCAGGAGACCGTGACCGATGATATGGGTAATGAGAAGCAGGTATCCAAGACCGTCAAGGTGGCAAATCCCCTGGGCAGCCCGTATGCAAAACTGTTTGATGAATGTAATCCTAATTGGGAAAAGAATCCTGATTACAGCCTGATGTTCCTGAAGTCTCGTCAGCAGTTCGCCAATGATAAGCTGCGCAGCCAGGGGTATCTGTTCCTGAATGACGTTCTGGATTCTCTGGGTATCCCTCGCTGCAAGGAAGGTCAGATCGTTGGCTGGGTTTTCAAGGGCGATGAAGGCGATAGCTTTGTTGACTTTGGTCTGAATGAAGAAAACGAGTGGGTCCAGGACTTCATGAACGGTGACGAGCCCAGTGTTTGGCTGGATTTCAATGTGCAGGGCAACATTCTGGACCTGATCTAACATGATATTTTGAGGAGGAATCAGTATGCGTGACATTCTTGGTTATACTTTTGCTACAATCGCCGGTGTTTGCTTTGCCGGAGGTATTGCGGTCCTTTCCGGCGGAAAGGGGAAGTAAATGGAGTATCTCGACAATCTGCTGACCACCCTCGATTATATTCTAAACTCAAAACGTAAGCGCCATATTATTGGCGGAATCCTTATCAGTATGTCGACCCTGTTTGCGGGGCTGGCTGTTACTGTGATGAGCATCAAGGAGGACGATGATGAATAAGGTTTTATATTTTGGCATTATGGCCGGTGCTGCAGCCATCGCCGCTGTGGCTACCTGGGTCTATGCCAAGGACAAGTTTGCAAAGCAGGCCTCGGATGATATTTCCGAGATGAAGGCCTATTACAAGGAAAAGTACGAGTCCCAGCCGAAGGAAGCACCCAAGGAGCCCAAGAACGAGCAGCCGAAGACCGAGGCTCAGAAGAAGGCTGAAGATCTTAAAACTTATCGCCAGATGGCACGGGACAAGTACAAAGCCAATCATGAAGAAGAGGAAGGCAATCCCCATGTGATTACGCCGGAGGAATTTGGCGAAAATAATCACTACGACCGAATCACCCTGACTTACTACGCCGACCATGTACTGGCAGATGAGAACGACGAGATCATTCAGGATGTTGAGGAGACGATCGGATTCGGCAGCCTGAATCACTTTGGCGAGTATGAGGCGGACATCGTGTATGTACAGAATGATATTCTCAAGTGCTACTACGAGATTACTCGTGATCTGCGCAAATACAAGGATGTTGCCGGGGAACTGCCTTACCGTCCGGAGGTAAACTGAACTTATGACGAAAAACGAGACTGACGCCGCCTATTTCGACTGGATGTGCGGTCTTGTAGCGAAAGATTTCAAAGACGGCGGGCGTCAGTATCGTAATTTACTGGAAACGCTTAACCGAATTGACTTCCGCTACTCGATCCCACTGGATTCCAACCGAGAGGCAGACGGCATTGATTTGCGATACCGTTTCGGCTATGAGAAACATGTCAGAGACTATGTTATCGCAAGATATTTGGACGATCATCCCTGCAGTGTGCTGGAGATGATGATTGCATTGGCCCAGCGATGTGAAGAAAGCATTATGGACGATCCGGAGGCGGGAAACCGTACCGGCGTTTGGTTCTGGGCTATGATCAATAATCTCGGCCTTGAGTGCATGAGCGATGACGATTTTGATGAGCTCTATGTTGAGGAGCACATCCAGCATTTTTTGGACCGCCAGTATTCCTATCAGGGAGATGGCGGTCTTTTCTTTGTCCGAAAGCCACCTATGGATATGCGCCGGGTGGAAATCTGGACGCAGCTGAACTGGTATCTCAATGAGAACGATTGATACTTGAAAGGAGAAATTTGTTATGGAATTCGTTTCTAATGGGCCTTGGAAGGTTTCTTCTATCGGCGAGCTCATTGCCTGCATGAACCTCAACACCAAGTATTCGAATGGCTGTGTTCTGGCACTTGATAAGGCAATCAAAAATTTGGAAAGAAAAAATAAATCCCTTTGCCGTGCAAACACACTTCTCTGCCTTTCGGTTCTTGGACTGGCGGCCGTCACATACTGGATGGACTGCGATATTAAGGCCTTGAAGCTCAAAGTTGCAGAACTTGAAAATGATAACATAGACCTCAATAACGCCGTCTACAACACTGTAATCAATACTAAGGATAAGGACGAAGAAATGTAATGGTTGACTTTCTCGAAATCGGCCGAGTGAGCAAAAAGGGGTATACCGAAATATACCCAAAGTTTGTTCTCAAGCGCCGTTCTGAAGATTTGATGATTCGGGGCGGAGACTTTTACGCGATTTGGCTCGAAGATCGAGGGCTGTGGAGTACGGATGAGATGGACCTGACGTACCTTGTGGATCAGGAACTAAGCAGGGTGAGCCAGGAAATTCGGGATAAAGGAAATGTCGTAAAAACGCTGTACATGTGGGACGCAGAATCCGGCATGATCGACCAATGGCACAAATTCTGCCAGCGGCAATGCCGAGACAACTTCCACATGCTGGACGAAAAATTGATATTTTCCAATCAGGAACTGAAAAAGACGGATTATGCCTCAAAGCGTCTGAACTATCCGCTGGAAGAAGGGAATACGCCTGGGTGGGATAAGCTCATGAGTGTATTATATTCTCCGGCGGAGCGGCACAAGATCGAGTGGGCAATTGGGTCGATCATTACCGGCGACTCGAAGGATTTGCAGAAGTTTATGGTTCTGTATGGTCCACCGGGCAGCGGTAAATCGACTGTGCTCAACATTATCCAGCAGCTTTTTGATGGATATTACTCGGTCTTTGATGCCAAGGCACTGGGTAATCCGTCAAACTCGTTCGCGCTTGAGTCCTTTAAGACAAATCCTCTGGTTGCTATTCAGCACGATGGTGATTTGTCTCGAATTGAGGATAACACTCGCCTGAACAGCCTTGTCTCTCACGAGTTGATGACCGTAAACGAAAAGTTCCGCTCTGCCTATGCCAATCGGTTTAAAGCGTTCCTATTTATGGGTACGAATAAGCCTGTAAAGATCTCGGATGCAAGGTCCGGTATCCTGCGCCGACTTATTGATGTAGAGCCCACTGGAGATAAACTTTCCGGTAAAGAATACCGTCATGCCATGAAGCAGATTCCGTTTGAGCTTGGCGGAATCGCTTGGCACTGCAAGGAAGTCTACGAAGAGGACCCTGATTATTACGATGACTATGTGCCAACGAATATGATGGGGGCTTCCAATGACTTCTATAACTTCGTATCGGACTCGTACCTGATATTCTCGAAGGAAAACTCCACGACTCTGAAAATTGCCTATGAGATGTACAAAAATTACTGCGACGATGCTAAAGTGACCTACCCCTACAACAAGCGCCTCTTTAAAGAGGAACTGAAGGCTTACTTTACTGTCTTCGAGGAAAAGCATGTAGATCCCGATGGCAATACGATTCGTGGATGGTACGAAGGGTTTGATCTCAATAAATTTGATGGCAGCGGTGAGAAAAAGCCGGTTGAAGAACCAAAAGAGGAACCGGTTCCTGCCATTGACTTTAAAGAGCAGCACTCAGCCTTTGATGATATTTGTGCTGATTGTCCAGCCCAGTATGCTAAAGAGGATGAGACCCCTAAGTGGAAGTGGGACGGAGTTAAAACGAAGCTCAAAGACCTTGATACCCACAAAGTCCACTATGTCAAGGTGCCGGAGAACCATATCGTAATTGATTTTGATTTGAAAGGAGGAGATGGATTTAAGTCGTTTGAGCGCAATCTGGAGGCTGCTGCAAAGTGGCCCAAGACTTACGCAGAACTTTCCAAATCCGGCAAAGGCATTCATCTACACTATTTATATTCCGGCGATGTTACAAAACTCATGAGAATTTATGAGGAAGACATCGAAGTGAAGGTCTTTACCGGCAAAAGCAGCCTGAGAAGAAAATTGACCCTTTGCAATGACCTCCCGATTGCGACGATCAGCTCGGGACTACCCTTGAAAGGAGAAAGCAAAGTGGTTAATTTTGAAGCTGTGAAAAATGAGAAAGCCATCCGAACGATCATTCGTAGGAATTTAAATAAAGAGTACCACGACAATACGCGCTGCTCGATGGATTTCATCAAGAAAACACTGGACGATGCCTACAATGCAGGCGTTAAGTATGATGTGCGGGACATGTACAATGATATTTTGGTGTTTGCCATGAACTCGACGCACCAATCGGAATACTGCATGAACCTAGTGCCAAAACTGCACTTCTGTAGTGATGAGGCTTCTGCTCCTGTTGTCAACGATGAGGCACCTATCGCATTCTATGACTGCGAGGTGTTCCCGAATCTCTTCTTAGTCAACTGGAAGGTTGCAGGTGAGGGAAAGACCGTTGGCCGGATGGTGAACCCTACTGCACAGGACATGGAAAATTTGATGAAGTATCGTCTAATTGGCTTTAACTGCCGCAAGTACGATAATCACATGATCTATGCCCGGATGCTTGGATATTCTAACGAGCAACTGTACGATCTCTCGCAACGCATCATTGCCGGTGATAAGAATGCCTTCTTTGGGGAGGCGTACAATATCTCCTACACTGATATTTACGACTTCTCGAACAAAAAGCAGAGTCTCAAGAAATTCGAGATCGAACTGGGCATCCATCACCAGGAATTGGGCCTGCCTTGGGATAAGCCGGTACCGGAAGAACTTTGGGGCAAGGTGGCTGAGTATTGCGATAACGATGTTATTGCAACGGAGGCGGTCTTCAATGCCCGTAAGGCAGACTGGGTGGCACGGCAGATCCTGGCGAGTTTGTCGGGCCTGACAGTCAATGACACGACCAACCAGCACACTACCAGAATTATATTTGGTGGGGAAAAGAATCCGCAGTGGCAGTTCAATTACCGCGAACTGTGGAAACCTGTGCCTTACACCAAATACGAAGAGCTGCGTGAGAAACTGGGTGCCGACTATGATTTCCGTGTCTGGAACGAAAAAGGCGAGCCGCAGTACCGCAGTTATGTGCCAGGCGAGGAATTGCCGGTTGGTTGGAGCATTATGCCGTTCTTCCCGAATTATGTCTGGACCGGGATCAAGTCTTACTGGGTATATGATATTTTGGATGCTGATAGAGCCAGAGCGAATCCTGAGTATCTTTATGAATTGTTGGAGGCCCAAAAGGAAGTCGAGGCGTGGTGCAAAAAAACAGGAGAGAAACCTCTGAATTTTATTGAAGAAATTCCTGAGGATGATATTTCTGAAAAGCACTATAATGTCGTCGAAGAAGTCGGTGAGGGCGGTTACGTCTATTCGGAGCCTGGCATGTATGGGCATGTTGGGCTGGATGATATTGCTTCGATGCACCCTTCCAGCCTTATCGCAGAGCGGCATTTCGGGCCCTATACGAAGAATTTCGCTGACCTTAAGACTGCTCGTGTGGACATCAAACATCACGATGTAGAGGCTCTGAGGGGTATTCTGGACGGTAAGCTGGTGCCATTTGCTGAAGCGATTGCTGCTGGCAAGGCTGAGTACGATTGGGACGATCTGGCGTTTGCGCTGAAAATTGCAATCAACTCGGTGTATGGACTGACTTCGGCCAAATTCAGTAACGCCTTCAGAGATCCGCGTAATAACGACAATATTGTTGCAAAGCGCGGGGCTCTCTTTATGGAAACCCTTAAACGAGAAGTCCAGAAGAAAGGCTTCATCGTAGCACACATCAAGACCGATTCCATCAAAGTGCCCGATGTCACGGATGATATTCTCGACTTTATTGACAAGTATGGCCGGGAATATGGGTACGTCTTTGAGCATGAGGCTACTTACGACCGTATCTGCCTGGTGAACGATGCCGTGTACATTGCCAAATACAATGAGCAGGGTATCATCAACAAGGGCGGAAAACATGCCAATGAATGGACGGCTACTGGTACACAGTTCCGGATTCCGTATGTATTCAAATCACTGTTCAGCAAAGAGCCTATCAAGTTTGAGGACATGTGCGAGACCAAGCAGGTAACTTCAGCTTTATATTTGGATATGAACGAAGGGCTGCCGGAGGATCAACACGACTACAAATTCGTGGGTAAAGTTGGTTTGTTCTGCCCTGTGAAGCCTGGCTGTGGTGGCGGTATTCTGGTACGTGAGTCTGACGATAAGAAGACCGGCGGGAAGAAATACTCGGCTGCTACAGGCTCTAAAGACTATCGCTGGATGGAAGCGGAGATGGTCAAGAAACTTGAGAAAGAGGATTGCATCGATAAATCGTATTATCAGAAGATGTGCGATACGGCGGTGCATGATATTTCCGAGTTTGGCGACTTCGAGTGGTTTGTCTCGGATGAGCCTTACATTGGGTGCAGCTATGATGAGCATGGAGCGCCTATTTATGACGATGTTCCGTTCTGACGCGAATTTTGCAGGCCCTCATATGGAGAAATCCAATAATTTAACTGGAGGTTTGTGAAATGAATAAACTTGGAAAAGCAGTTCTGATTGGCGAAACCATTATGGTGGTTGGCTTTATATCATATGTAGCCGGGGCTACTGATATCGTTTACGCTTTACGCGATTCGACATTGGCAGGTTTTAATGCTACCAAATATGATGTTGAGAATAATTATTCTGGTGGTTTTAGGCAATTGATTCGCTTAGCATTATTCCGTGCAGCAACCGATATTAAGGATTAACTTCAAAGGCTACGGCCCTGTGGGAACATGGGGTCTTAGCCTTTTCATTTTGAATGGAGTGGTATTTTGACTAAAGAAAAAGCAGAAGATCTTTTTAACTATTGGCTCCGTATTCTTGGGATTGAAAATTGGAATATTGTTTTTGATTGGGCAGTACGGAAATCCAACATGGTACTCGAAGATACTTATGGGACATGTACTTATAATCGTGAAATTCAATCGGCCATGATACAAATTATGGACGAGCTGGATATTGGAGCCACGGATACACTTGCGCCTTTTGACTATGAAGTAGTGTTAGTTCATGAGCTTCTTCATATTAAATTTGCATGGGCGGATAATCCGGCTAATGACCTTGAAAAAGCACTTACGCATTCTTTGATCCAAGAGCTTGCAAAGAGCTTTGTTCAAACCAGGCGGACGCCTAACTAAAGGAGTGATATTTTCTGAAAGCAAAAGACTATTTTAAGAAGTACCTCGACACCTACAAGCACCGAGAGTATTACGGCTTTACAGACAGGGAAGTTGGGGCGCTGATTCGTAAGGAGTTTGTCAAGGAGACGAATGAGCTGATCGACCTGAGAAAAATCAAGTCGAACTGGCAGCTTGTGACGATTCTGGGCGAGCAAAACGACAAATGGAATGCCTTGGCAAAGATCTTTAAAAACAACCTGGGGTCAAGCCCTATCAACAAAAACGAGTTTCGTCGCAGAATCGTGCCGGAGGAATGGCCCTCGGTAAAAGAGCCTGCCGGTGACTGCGACAATGATATTTGAAAAGGAGAAAACTGTAATGGCTGAACGTATGAATAAACTGGTGATCGACAATGCGCGTCTGATTTTCAAGAATTTTTCTGGCAAAGGCGATAACTACAATCGTGAGGGCGACCGCAATTTTGCCGTTATCATCGATGATCCTCAGATGGCAGAAAACCTCGCAAAAGACGGCTGGAATGTGCGTCCACTGATCTCCAAAGACCCGGATGAGAAGCCCACTCATTACATTAAGGTGAAAGTCAGCTTCAAGGTTCGTGCTCCGAAGGTTCGTCTGCTCTCGAATCATAAGCAGGTCTTCCTCAACGAAAACACGATCTCCAGCCTGGACTTTGCTAAGATCGAAGAGTGCGGTGTTGTCATCAGCCCGTATATGTGGGAGGTCAATGGTAAGAGGGGCATCTCGGCTTACCTTGACTCGATGTACGCGAAAATCGAGGATGATCCGTTTGCGGATAAGTATGCAGACTATGTGGAGACTGAAATCGACAACCCCGATGGCTGCCCGTTCTGATTAATATTTTGGGGTGCCTGATTTGAGAGGGTCAAACGGCGTGCTTACGGTACGGCCCCGATGAAAGGAGAAAAATGATGTATCGTGTTGGGGATAGAGTTAAAGTTTTTATGGATTGCTTCTCTCTTCATACAGAAAAAGGAATAATCTGTAACGTCAAGTTCCTTCCCGATAAAAACAAGTTTATCTATTTAGTTGCCCTTGACAATGGGGAAGGAGGGGTAGTGGTTGGAGAAGAAAGCATCATTTGTCTGACGCAACGTATGAATAAAATTATGTTGGAGAAAGGAGACACAAATGAGGAAGTTTGAACCTGGTAATGTTTATTCTACTCCGGGTGTGAATGCAAAGCTCGAGGACGCAGGGTTTATGCGCTTTATGATCGTCTCTTTGAACCGGCATATCAACGGCGACTGGGGCAACATCTGCGATGAGGATAAGGCCGCCAACGAGGAAGCACTTGTGGATGGGCTGCGGCTGATGAGTGTCTACAAACGCAAGGACCATCCTGATGACACGATTTGGATCATTACGGAGGCAGATCGAAGTTCTACTACGATTTTGCTGCCGGACGAGTATTGATGTTTTGGAGGAACTAATTATGGTTTTGTTGCTTATTGGTCTTATGGCCTTTATTGGTGCTGTTATGCTGCTGGTTAGTGGCATTTCAACTCTCGTCAGTTTTGGCTTCTCTATCATCCTCAAGATGGTTCTGGGGCTTGCTGGAATCTTTTGTGGAATTTTGCTTATTCTGTTTGTGATATTTCTGGTCGAGGAGATGATGAACTTATGATTTGGTTACAGATTTTGGGATGGATTTTGATGCTTCTGCCACTTGCTGGTATCTTGATTCTAGCGTTTATTGCCGACTGGCGAGGAACGCTCTTTACCCTAGCTATGGTGGGGATGATGTTTCTCGGGGCATTCTTATTAAGAGGTAAATTATGAGTTTACGAGATTGTCTGTACCTTCTGGGCGTTATGGTGCTTATATTTGCAGCGGAAGTTACTGGGCATTGGGATTACCTCGGCCACATGCTCGATGGTGCGGTTATCATGTTTTTATATTTGAAAGGTAAAGAAAAATGATAAAGTTACTAGGATTTATTATGGTTATAAGTCCATTTGTGTTCTTCTTTTCGTTATTGGATACGAGCACTGACATATGGGATGCCATAAAATTGACTATGGCCGTTGACTTGGGTATAGCGTGTGTTGGAGTTGGTACCCTTGTCATGGTTGATGGAGGACTGCTTCCATTATGATGAAACTCTATGACTTCCAGCTTGAAGCGATTAAAAAGATGAAACGAGGCTGCATTCTTTGCGGAGATGTTGGAAGTGGGAAGTCGATTACTTCTCTTGGATATTACTATCTACGAAACGGAGGCGATATTGAAAGCTTAAAAGGCGGGGATTATGTACCTATGGATGACCCGCCGAAGGATCTTTATATTATCACAACGGCCCGAAAGCGCGATACTCTCGAATGGGAGAAAGAGCTCGGGCCGTTTCTTATGTCTACGCATAAGGATTGTGATATTTACAGGCACAAAGTTGTGGTGGACTCTTGGAACAACATCAAAAAGTATGTTGGAGTGTACGGTGCGTTCTTTATATTTGATGAACAGCGAGTCGTTGGGTCTGGCAGCTGGGTGAAGGCGTTTTACAAAATTACTCGTAAGAATGAGTGGATTTTGCTGTCGGCTACCCCCGGAGATACCTGGAGTGATTATATTCCGGTCTTTGTGGCAAATGGGTTCTACAAAAACAAGACGGAATTTTTACGTAGGCACGCTGTTTATTCGCAGTATTGCAAGTCGTTTCCAAAAATCGAACGGTTCGTGGATACAGGGCACCTATGCAGACTGCGCAATGATATTTTGGTGCCGATGGATTTCAAGCGAGATACCGTGCAGCATCACGAGTATCTGATGGCGGAGTTTGACCGAGAAGGGACGAAGCAGCTTTTCAGAACCCGTTGGAATCCGTGGAAGAACGAACCGATTGAGAATGCTTCAGAGCTTTATTACTGTGCCAGGAAGATTACGAACTCTGATATTTCCAGGCAGACACTGGTTTTGGAAGTGTTTGAGGATCATCCGAGATTGATCATCTTCTATAACTTTGATTACGAGCTTGATATTTTGAAAGGGATGAATTTTGGTGAAGGTGTTGCCGTGGCAGAATGGAATGGGCATAGGCATGAACCTATACCGCAAACCGATTCCTGGGTGTACCTTGTACAATATACTGCGGGGGCAGAAGGATGGAACTGCATCACAACTGACACGATTCTGTTTTACTCCCGAAACTACTCATACAAAATCTCAAAACAGTCAGAAGGGCGCATTGACCGATTGAACACACCTTATAAGGATCTATATTACTACCATCTCACTTCTAAATCCTTCATTGACCTGCGGATTGCCAAGGCCTATGAAGAGAAGCGGGATTTTAATGCAAATCGAGATTTCAAACGTCACTATGGTGATTTCTGAAAGGAGAAATTCAGATGAAATTCTTAATTGACAGGGCTTCTTTGGGAGCCGATGATGTAAAGCCGTGTGAAGGCGCTATTAAACTTGATGGCGGCGGTTATGGGATCAAGAATTAAAAACATTGAAGATCTCATGAAAATTATCGATGAAACTGGATTTCCGATTATCGTGTATGGCCAGGACCACAACTATAAAGGGTCTCTCCCATTTCTTAGTATTTACGATGACTATATCGAGTGAGGCTACGTGATGGGATACAAGGCTCATGATCATCAGGAAAGACGGTGTATGGATTGTCTGTTTCTGAAAAGGCGCAAGACCTGGAACAATTCTAAACGATACTACGAATACGGATGGTTTTGCACGTGCACAAATCAGGAGATCCACAAAATTAGAAATGAAGATTGCTGGGTACTTAGTGATGCGTACCCATACGGAAAAATGGAGGTTAAGTAAAATGGGCGTTTTTGCATTTGTTGGCGGTATCATTATTGGGACTATTTTTAGCGCTACTGCGTTATATTTTACGTCTATGAAGGACGATGAGAAGGAAATTGAGGCCGCTCGTAGAGATGCTGCTACATGGGAAAGCCAGGCGCGGCACTGGGAAGGCGAAGCAATTCGTGCAAAAGACAATGAGCGAATTGCACGAAAGATGCAGCAGTATTGGAGAGCACGCTGCATGAATGAACATTTTGGATTCAATGCTGCCTGTGACGGTGACGGAGTCCGACCGGTGGTTGTTTACCGAGACGAGAACAATGATATTTGTGATGGGCTGCTTTTGGCTGCAGTAAAGGAGGAAAGCGCAGGATGAGCGAGAGCAACGTGCTGATTTTGCAGAGTGATAAGGAACTCAAAGACTGGGAACTTTCGAGCCTTTATGAAAACATCCTCAAACAAAAGGAGAGTGACGTAATTTTACTACCTAATTACGTCAAAGTTGTGAATGTTCCAGAAGAAGAGATCAACGGAGAACTTGTCGTGATGAACAGTGGAGCGCCTGAGCCGGATAAATATGTACTTAAATGCTATGACGGAAGATACGTATACCGCTATACACCCGGTTCATCTATTATAGAATTGACTCCTGATAAAACATTTGCGATTGTTTTTTCTAAAGCCAGAGCAGAAGAAATGCTAAAAAAAGTTGGAAGGGCCTACGAAATGGAGGAACTTTAATATGGAAACTCGTACTAAGGAAGTCTTTTATGATATTTACTGCAAGAAATGCAAGTATTACGAATTGGAGCCGTACAAAAACCCGTGCAATGAGTGCCTGGCGGAACCGTATAACATGGACAGCCACAAACCTGTGAACTTTAAGGAGGATAAGTGAGATGAATGTAATTAACCCTATTTGGTTTTATCTGTGTGATGTGTTTAATATTGTTAAAACCTTTGCTGCTATTGCCGCCGGACTGATCGGAATCGCGTGGCTTTTGACATATGCATTAGGAATGTTGCTAACGATTACGAATGCCAGTTATGGAGAAGATGATAGTGACTATAAAGAAGGCCTGGCACTAAAAGCAACGGCAAAGAAACTGATGATTCCTTTTATCATTGCATTTAGCATCGATATTTTTGTTCCGAGCGAAAAAACGGTCTATAAGATGATGGTGGCGAATCTGGCGACTTACGAAAACATTGACATTGCTGCAGATACTATTGAAGAAGCATTTGACCATGTGATTGACAAGCTTGTCGAGCTGGGAGATAAGGAGAAATAAGATGGCAACATTTAATGGACGACCGATTGAGAAAAAACTCAGAACCATGAAATTTCGCACGAAAGTCGATGGCACTGGTTTTTCAGTCAACGACTTTATCGAACGGCATCCGAACATTGATATTCTAAGTATCAACACATCGTTTGTCAGCTTTGATTACGGTGTGACTACAATCTGGTATACGGAGAGAAACAAACCTGTGAACTTTAAGGAGGATAAGTGATGGAATTTGGTAATATGTATGAAGTGCTTCAGATTGGAGATCGTGTAGAAGTCAATGATATTTGCTATGCTTATTATGGGCGAAAGGGCACAATTATTGGCATTAAAGAAATTGGTCCTTACACTAAGCCCATTTACACAATCGCACTAGATGGTGCATGGACCCTGGACGATGATGGCCAGTGCCATGAACATGAAATTGAGGTTAATGCAAGTTCACTTGCGAAGATTCCGCGTAAAAACATTGAGGAAGAGACGATTACGATGGGTCTGCGAAGCTGTAAAACCTTGTATAGAAATCTAAAAGAATTTCAGGATAAACGTATTGGGAATGCTGATGAGATGAAAAATGTCGATGTTAAGAAGATTATCTTTAACGGTCCGAAGACGATTGTGCTGTGGACTGATGGGACAAAAACCATCGTATCCATGAGCAAAGATGAAACAAACTTCGATCCGGAAGCCGCTTTCTGTGCTGCTTACACGAAGAGGATGTTTGGAACGAACAGTAAAATTAAACGTATTATCAAAGAAAAATCCAACATTGAGCAGCACCAGAGAATTGTTGAAGAAAAGCTAAAAGAAGAACTAGCAAAGATTAGTCAAGACTATGATAAGTTTATGAGAGAGCTATGCCCCTGGCTTTACACCGGAGAGAAACTCACAGAAGTCGATTCTGCTTGCGCAAATGATGAAGAATCTTCTAACGAAGATATGGAGAAAAGCAATGGCAACAACTGATATTGTAGTCAAGCCTGAGAGACGGCTTTGCGAAGTAAATGGCGAGTATGGATATTTCCATTGCTGGACATTGAGACCATTGGGATATCTTAAAAAAGTCGGTTACACCTCAGAAACCGTAGCAATCATCGAGTTTGAAGATCGGGTTGCCTGCATTTATCCTTGGGAAGTGAAGTTTGTCGATGAGGAAAATCATGAGCTTCACTGGATGAATGAGCATGAGAAAAAGAGAAAGGAGAAAACAGAATGACTGTTGGCTGGATAATTGTATTTATCGGCATTGCATTTCTCATGGATCTTATGGTGAAGATTGGAGAGCTTCCCTGCGACCCTCCCCATTATGATTTTGAAGATTACGATAAGGAGAACGACGATGCTGAAAATTGAAAAGACTGATATTTATGGCGGGGAGGATGACAATGGATAATTTGTACTATATTGTAAATATGGGTTGCGATGACGAAACTCATGGCTTGGCGATTATTTCAGATGAAGAATTCCCTCGTTTTAAGCAGATTATTGAAGACCTCAATAAGAATTCACAATATGGATGTATGCCGACCATTTCAATTTACAAGATTGATGGTAGCCTTATCAGGCCTGCTAATGATACAGATAGTGCTTATGATATTTTGTATCTTAACAATGCCAAATATGTTCTGGCCAAATGTATCTGGAGACCTAGACCTAATGATCGTGGAACTGAGTTAGTGAAAGGAGTAGAAAAGGTATTATGATTAAAATTGAAAAGACTGACATTCATGGCTGGGAGGCGGCCATTCGTGGGGCTCGGAACTCTTTTAACAGCTGGGATAAAAGTGATAGTGCGCCGTGCTATTTTTGTAGAGATAATGATGCAAACCCTGGATTCTGTGATGATGGTCTCTATGACAAAACAATTGTACTAAGTAATCCTGATGGTTCCTGTTTTGAAATTGGCCCTAATGATCAGAAACTTATGAAGAAGCTTGCTAAGGCTGGGCCGAGTCATGCGAAGTATCGGCGGTTTATTACGGTGACTATGGACGTTACGGGTCCGCTGTACTGGTGGAAGGAGATGGATACCTACAAGGTTGGTACTGTTGGGAATAGCTGCTCCACCATGCACAAGATTGCAGCGAAGGAGTTTGAGTTGGAGGATTTCTCTATTGAACATCTCTATCCTGGGACATTGCCTACATTTAAAGCTATTCTCGCTGAGCTTAATTGCCATCGGTATGGATATTTGCATACTGACTATAAAGAAGACTGGTGGCAGATGATCCAGCTGTTGCCATCGTCTTACAACCAGAAGCGGACACTGCTCGTGAATTATGAGGTGCTTGCCAATATTTACCATCAGCGGAAGGGACATAAACTTGATGAGTGGCGGACATTCTGTGAGTGGATTAAAGGGTTGCCGATGAGCGAGATCATTACTGGGGAGGAGACTGACATTGACAGCGAGACCGTCGAGAAATTGGTTGATTGCGGAAACGTCTATCCTATTTCACCAGAAGAATGCCGTGATCTCATGAAGGGGGAGAAATAATGCTTGCTGTTGCGTTTGCGATTCTGTATGCGGCACATGCACCGATAATTGTATATATTGAGTTTGGAATTGTCTGGTGCATTACAGCTTCCTATAATTTTCATATTCACATGGATAAGTGAAAGGAGACTCAAATGACTAAATTCGGAAGACTTTATATTTGTGACCGATGCGAGAATACTGGATTTGCCGGATATGTCGGTGCAATTGATCGGTCAGGGTGGATTGATCCTTATGGTAAATTTGAAAAACTCGATGGTTGGGAGACCTGGGAGGGGAAGACCCTGTGCCCGGATTGTGCCAAAGAGTATCATCAGAGGCTCGAAGGTTTTTGGAAGGAGGAAAAGTAATGACTGTACGTGCATTTATGGAGATGTGTGCATCCGATGTTTTCATTGTAATTAGGCATCCAAGATATGATGAAGATGGAAATTTCATGGAATATTATGCAGATCCTAATACTTGGTGCAATGATAAACTCGGCCTAAAAATTCCGGATAAAGATCTTAATAGAAAAATTGTAGGAATCAGACTGGAAGCTGTGCCTGGATGTCGCACTGGAATTGTACTGGACACTGTGAAAGGAGAATGATATTTATGCCTTTGGATGAGGAAGTTAAGAAGATTGTCGATGAGGCGGACTGTAGGTGTCCTGTATGTGGACAGAAAGTCGTAGTTGAAATCAAGGGGGATGCAAAGCACGGATGGTATTTGTGCAGTAAATGTGTGTTTTGTGGCTGGATAAACGACGGAGAAAAGTATGCCTAAGGAGGGCTGAGTATGATTGATTTAAAGTTCGATAAGAAGGATCTTGATATGGTTCTCGATTGCCTTGATGACTTGAAGTATGCGTCGTGCAAAGAGGCAGTGGCAGATCCTTACTTTGAGTTTGAGGGCGAGATCTGGGTCGCTACTGATGTTCATGGAATTGTGTTAAGGTATAAGCAGCAGAGCGAACACTATATTGAGCTCTATATGGACGCAAATCCCAATCAAAAGGATTACTTTCACTGCCCGAAATGTAAGCGGATTCTTAATGCCCATACGGATTGGAGACTCAAGGATGAGCATATTATGGGCATTCCAATGTTTGATTCCCAAAATAAAGCAACCGAATTTTACTGCAAAGACTGCGGTTGGACAGGAGAAAAAGCACCGTTTGAGGAGGTGAAAGAAGGTGGAAATCAGGCAGAATAAGGCCACGAAGGACGTGCATCTCTCGCTGAGGATCGGGAAGGATGACCTTCGGAAACTGAAAACAGTGGCATTTTGGAGCAAAAAATCGACTTCTGAGGTCATTCGAGACACGATTGAATTGGCTTATAAAGTCGAAAAAATGAAGCATCCGGACTGAAAAACGTAGCACAAAATAGCACCTTTTGTAGCACAAAAATGGCGTGTAGCACAAAAAATAAAAATGTGCTACAAAAATAGGGCAAAATGTAGCACAAAATTTTTGAGGCTGCAAAAGGAGGCCGTTTGATAGGAAAATCATGAAAAGTCCTCAAATTATGACAAATATGTCATAAAAACAGGCATTTTGTAGCACAAAAATCGAATGTAGCACAAAAAAATTGCAAAAATTACCCTATTTTATTTATATATATGGATTTATGACAAATATGTAATAAATAGTAATATATAATTAAAAATCAAAATTTTTTTCAAAAATTTGTGCTACATGTGCTACAAAAGTTTTGAAAGGAGATAGACCAGTGAGCCGAGGATCTAATTTGATGGACGAGTATATGCATCAGGTTTATTTATATTTTCCTGATTTGCTTGGGGAAGTTGTACACGCCAGAGAGTATGTTCAGCTTATGCTCTTGCTGGAAACGAACACCAAGTACGATTATTTCTATAATATCACAAACAACGTCTTGATTCCAATTCCGAAGAGTGATCAAGATTTGGACAAAGAAAGTTTTGCACGGATATTTGGAGTGCTGCTTCGTAGAGCTCTTGAGCACAGCGGATTGACACAAGAGGAGCTGAGCGAGAAGACCGGCATTCCTCAGGCCCGTATCTCGGATTATCTTTACGGCAAGCATTTTCCGAGTTTTTACCAGATCGATAAAATGGCAAAGGCTATGAACTGCAGTGTGGAGGATCTGCGTTATGTGAAGTAAAAAGTTTACAATTTCCTTGTTGCGGTGGACTGATATTTTGACTATACTGAAAATGTCCGAGGAAACTACACAAGGAGGTTAAGCAATGGGATTGTTCAATAAGAAACGGAAATCAGAAGCTACGGAAGTAGATGTCTACACAGAACATGGTAATGAGGTCCATGTCTTTGACGGGCCGGATGGCAAAGTGGAAGTGAGCAAGGTCAATATGGCTGACTTCCTGCCGACCGGCGAACAGTGGTGCCCGCATTGTCATGTGCAGTGCGAGAAGCGCGATGACGGAAAATGGTTTGAGTGCCCAGAGTGCGGTTACAGCATTACTGCTGAGGATGCCGAACTGTTTGGCAGTTATCCGACCGAGGCATCCACTTACGATTGATGATTACTGCTGAATATTGATATTTTCCCCTACGGCCTGTGCTAAAATGCATGGGCCTTTTGTTTTGCCCTGATTTCGGCCTTGGGTTCGCGAAAAAAACATGGTGTATTATGAGAGAGATAATATGTCCCGTTTTTAACTGTTTTTGGCAGTTTTCAAGGCATATTGTCTTTTGTTTTGCAAAGGAGAAGGCCTTATGGCAAAAGAAAGCAAATTTCAGAAGGGTCTCATTGATGATCTGAAGAAACGCTTCCCTGGCTGTATGGTTCTGAAAAATGATGCCAATTATATTCAGGGCATCCCGGATTTGATGGTTTTGTACAAAGACCACTGGGCAGCTCTTGAATGCAAAAAGGCGGAAAATGCGAACCACCAGCCAAATCAGGATTACTACGTTGAGCGAATGGCAGAGATGTCGTTCGCTCGTTTTGTTTATCCTGAGAACAAGGAGGATGTTCTGAATGAACTTCAACGATCATTCGAAACTTAGAGGGCAGCATGCCTTTCTGGGTGCCAGTAAGTATCACTGGCTGAACTATGACCCTAACAAGATTGCGGAAGCCTACCGCAACTTTCTTGCCGTGGCGATGGGGACCAGACTGCACGAGTATGCAGCGGAATCCATCGATCTCGGGCAGAGGCTTCCGAAGTCTCACAAAACGTTGAATATGTATGTCAATGACGCGATCGGTTTTAAGCTTAGACCTGAGCAGGTTTTATATTACTCTCCGAACTGCTTTGGCACTGCCGATGCAATTGACCTGCGCGGTGATTTGCTGCGTATCCATGATTTGAAGACCGGCAAGGTTCCGGCACATATTGAACAGCTGATGATCTATGCAGCGTTGTTCTGTCTTGAGTATGGTATCAAGCCATCGGATATTGATACGGAGCTTCGCATCTATCAGAGCGATGATATTCTCGTGGAGAAGCCGGACCCTAATGATATTCTGGTGATCACCAAGAAGATCGTCGAAGCCGATAAAGTCATTGAACAAGTCAAAGAAATGGAGAGTTGAGCTATGTACCAGGATAAACCACCGATCGAAGATGTAATGATCCACTACGGTGTAAGCGTCATGGATGGCGCTCCTGGCCGTGGCTCTGGCCGATACCCCTGGGGGTCCGGCGAGAATCCGAAGCAGCGCACAGATACGTTTCTGAGCCGGTACAATGAGTACGCGGGCCAAGGACTTACCGAGAAAGAGATCGCGGAGAAGATGGGCACTACGACCACCAAACTCCGTGTTCAGCTTTCCTATGCCAAAAGCCAGAAGCGTATGCAGATGGTGGACCAGGCAAAATCCTTGCGAAAAGAAGGGAAGAGTCTGAATGAAATTGCTGAAATTATGGGCTTTGATAATGATTCTTCGGTACGTTCTTTGCTGAATGAGAATGCAGAGACCCGTATGCGGCAGAGTACGGCTACGGCTGATAAGCTGAAAGACGTCCTGAACGGCTTAGACGATCATGGATATTTGGAAGTCGGCCTTGGCGTTGAGCAGGAGCTCGGGGTTTCCCGGACTAAGTTTAATCAGGCGCTGTATATGTTGGAAATGGAAGGATATCACGTCTATAACCGACGTATTCCGCAGGCGACAAATCCAGCGCAGAAGACGACTTTGACAGTTTTGACCCCTCCAGGTACTCAGTATAGTGAGATCTATGATGCTTCGAAGATTCATTCCGTAGGCGATTATGCAATCTCCTACGACGATGGCGAGACGTTTCATAAACCGTTTGAGTTTCCCTCAAGCCTTGATTCTAAGCGGTTGATGATCAACTATGCCGAAGATGGAGGTATCCAGAAAGACGGTGTCATCGAGATTCGGCGCGGTGTGAAAGATCTGGACATGGGCAATCTTCACTATGGTCAGGCTCGTATCTTGGTTGATGGAACTCATTACCTGAAGGGTATGGCTGTCTATGCAGATGATCTGCCCGATGGTGTTGATGTTCGGTTCAATACGAATAAGACCAAGGATGTTCCGATGATGGACGTTCTGAAGAAAGTCAAGCGCGATAAGGACGGCAATGTTGATCGGGATAATCCGTTTGGTTCACTCATCAAGGAGAAGGGCGGTCAAAGCTATTACATCGGTGACGACGGCAAAGAGCATTTGAGCAAGATCAATTGGCGTGCTGTAGAAGGAGATTGGGGCGAATGGGCCGACAAGCTTCCGTCTCAGTTCCTTGCTAAGCAGCCGATTGCTTTGATCAATCGCCAGCTTAAGATCGCTATTGAGGATAAGCAGGCAGAGTTTGATGAAATCAGGTCTCTTACCAACCCCACTGTTAAGCGCAAATTGCTCGAGGATTTTGCTGACGGATGCGACAAAAATGCAGTTACGTTACAGGCAGCGGCCTTGCCGAGGCAGAAGTATCAGGTGATTTTACCGCTTAATTCCATTAGTGAAAATGAGATCTATGCTCCAAACTTTAATGACGGAGAAACCGTTGCACTGGTTCGGTACCCTCATGGCGGTCTGTTTGAAATCCCTATTTTGAAGGTCAATACCAAGAACACCGAGGGCAAACGTGTCATCGGTACAAACCCGAAGGATGCAGTTGGCATCAATGCTAAGGTGGCAGAGCGGCTTTCTGGCGCGGACTTTGATGGCGATACTGTCATGGTCATTCCGTTTGGCAAAGGCTATAAGATTGCCTCCCAGCCCGAATTGAAGGGGCTTAAAGGCTTTGATCCTAAGGTCGAGTATAAGATTCCTGCAGGCGATACCAAAACCAAGCGAATGACTGATGCTAATACTCAGAAACAGATGGGCGTTATCTCAAATCTGATCATGGACATGACGTTGGCTGGCGCTAAACCAGAGGAACTTGCTCGTGCTGTTCGGCATTCTATGGTAGTCATTGATGCCAAAAAGCATGACCTTGATTACAAGCGCAGTGAATCTGACAATGGTATCGCAGAACTCAAGCGCATTTACCAAGGTCAATACGATGAGAACGGCCAGTACCATGAAGGCAGTGCCACACTGATTACCCGTGCCAAGAGCCAACAGTCTGTGCCTAAACGCCAGGGCAGCGGTGTGATCGATCCTGAAACCGGTAAGAAAACCTACAAGACAGCGGATGATCTCTACTACGAGACCAGCCGTGTAGATAAGAAGACCGGTGAGGTCATCACTAAGCAGAAGATGCGCACGCAGCAGTCTACCAAGATGGCCGAGACCGACGACGCCTATACACTGGTATCCTACCGCCGTACCAAAGCAGAGCTTGCTTATGCTGAATATGCAAACAAGCTTAAGTCCTTGGCAAACGAAGCTCGTAAAGAGATGAAGGCCACAGGCGCCCTGAAGTACAGCCCCGAGGCCAAGAAGGCTTATGAGCCAGAAGTCACCCGGCTCCAGTCTGCCCTGGCCCTTGCCAACTCGAATAAGCCCCGTGAACGTCAGGCACAGGTCCTTGCTAACGCCCGTATCAAGGAGAAGATCGAGGCCGATCCTGACCTTGCCAATGATAAGAAGATGCTCAAGAAGGTATCCCAGCAAGCTATAGTTGCCGCCCGCCAACAGGTGGGGGCTAAGCGCCACCCAATTACCATTAGCGATAAGGAATGGGAAGCCATTCAGGCAGGCGCTATTTCGGACAATGTGCTGTCCCAGATTTTGGATAGCGCTGACATCGATAACTTGCGGCAACGCGCAACGCCTAGAGCGAACAACGAACTTAGCAATGGCAAGATTGCATTGATTAAAGCTCGTGCTGCTTCTGGCTATACAAACGCACAGATTGCCGAAAGCCTCGGCATTTCTGCTTCTACTGTGAGTAAATACTTGAACGCTTAAGGAGGTGAAGTCTTATGGTTCAATACATGCTGACTACTTACGATAACCCATACAATCCGTTCCAGGACTTCTCCAAGTGGTTCTTGTGGGACACGGAAAAAGGGTACAATTCGTGTGCATATCTTGCTCGTGTTGCAGCTGATTCTGATTCTTTTGATGAGAAAGAAGAAAATGCTGCTATTGAGCAAGCAATTGATGAAATCATTTCTGCTGACTTTATGAATGTTTATTGTAAACTTCGTTTTGATGGCAAGAAAACGGATTTTGTTGATGTTAAGAAAGAAAATGTAGTAAATCAAACAGCTTAACCGCACTATAGACATTGTTTAACCATAGGGAGGGGGTCGTGTTTTTAACACCCCCTCCCTACATCGCGGCCCTCCTTGATATTTCTCCGGGGGAAGAATTTGGGAAAACAGCTTTAAACCGGCTTGTGGACCCTTTTATATTTCCTCCGGCTTTTTGTAGTGGTATGTAGGTTTCTATGACTGTCTTAGAGTCAAAACCTCCTTTATTTCTCCTTTCTGGGGTTATCTACACCCCTACATACCACTACAAAAAGCCGGAGAATCTGACAAGAAAGGAGTCGGAAACAGTTGAGAAGAGCAAAGACTACCAATGAATCTGGCTCGAAAAGGACAATTAGACCGGCTCTTACACCGGAAGCACGGGAAAACCAGTTAATTGAGCTGGCTATGGACCTGGTAGAGAAGCGAATTCTTGAGGGAACGGCCTCCAGCCAGGAGACTACCCACTTTTTAAAACTTGGTTCCCAGAAAGCACGGCTCGAGAAGGAAGCACTTGAGAAACAGATCGAGTTGATGGAAGCCAAGAAGAATAATCTTGCTGCTGCGGCCCAGATGGGTGAGATGTACGAGGAAGCTATTAAGTCTATGAGACAGTATAGCGGCCAGGGAGAAGAAGATGCTTAGGACATACACAGAGCTATGCGGATATTCTACCTTTGAGGAACGCTATGAGTATCTTAGGCTCGATGGTGAAGTCGGAGCGGACACATTTGGGTTTGACCGTTACCTGAACCAGATATTTTACCAGAGCGATGAGTGGAAACAACTGCGATACCGCGTAATTGTACGGGATGGCGGATGCGACCTTGGAATGGAAGGGCATGAGATCAATGGATTTTGGAAGAATGGTAAGTATGTTCGGCCAAAAATCATGATCCACCACATGAACCCTATTTCCAAAGAGGATATTCTGAAGCGAAGCAACCTGCTTTTGAATCCTGAGTATTTGATCACTACAATTACACGGACACACAATGCTATACATTATGGGGACGCGGATCTTTTACCGAGAGGCCCCGTTACGAGGGCACCGAATGATACATGCCCCTGGAAACGAGGTTGAGTATGGAAAGTATCCTAAACACCATCAAGAAGAAGCTGGGAATCGCCGAGGACTATGACGTGTTTGATACCGACATCATTGTAGACATCAATTCCGTCTTTTCTATCCTTGCCCAGCTTGGGGTAGGGCCAAAGACTGGTTTCTCTATCAATGATGCTTCAGAGACTTGGGATATGTTTATCCCGGAGGACCCGAGGCTGAACGATGTAAAGACCTACGTGTACATGAAAGTACGGCTGCTCTTTGATCCGCCTACCAGCAGCGCGGCTATTGCCTCGATGGAGAAGCTGATCTCTGAGTTTGAGTGGCGGTTGAACGTGGCAGCAGAAACCTGTGATTGCGAATAAAGAAAACACCTTAGACATGTGATTTTGTCTAAGGTGTTTTGTGAGGTGATACCTAAATGTGGAATTACGAATGCGTAAACTCTGGCGAAGACTATTTAGCGCACCATGGCATTCTTGGAATGAAATGGGGTGTGCGAAGATACCAGAACAGTGATGGTACCTTGACTGCCGCTGGGCGAAAGAGATATAAGAATTCTTGGGGTTCGGCCGCAGCAATTGAATACCCTAAAAAGAAAACTCGTAAAGTTTCAGAGATGACTGATGATGAACTTCTCCAGGATAATAAGCGACATGCTCTTGAATCTCAGTATAAGAAGAATCATCCTCAGCCCAAAAGTAAAATCCAGAAGGAGAAAGAAGCTGTCGATTCTGCTCAAAGAGCAACACAGCAGATGCGAGATCTAAACCGGTCTATTAGAAATAATCGAAAACAGAGCGGCAAGGATTTGTCTAAGATGTCCGATGACGATTTGCGAAAAGTAATTAACCGAAAAAATCTTGAACGGCAGTATCGTGATCTTGTATACGAACCTGATAAGATCGATAAGGGCCAGGCTAAACTTGACGAGATTCTTAGCTATGGCGGCGCTGCCCTTGGGGTTGCATCTTCTGCGCTCTCTATCGCACTGGCCATTCGTGAGCTTAAGAAAGGCTAATCAAGCTCGCCGTAACCGAAGACTTTAATGGCTTTATTAGCGATAATTCTTGTCCCTGCAAAATCAAAAGCGCCACCGACCACACCTCCAACGAGAGGAACAAGTTTAGTCAAGTTTACTATACCTGTTGTTCCTGCTCTGGTTACAAACCGGAATCCTACTTTTTGGTTGATTTTTGTAAGTAATGAGCCAGGAATTTTTTTTACAAAGCTCAATGTTAGTTTATTGCCGAATTGTACCCCAGCATCTCGACATATTTTTGACATGGAGGTGCCAGTAAGGCATAGATAAACAAGAGTTCTGACACTATCGTCTAAGGGGTCAAAGCCATACATTACAGCAATTGTACCAATCATTCTTATTTGCATGTACCATACACTTACGAGGTTTGCAGGAAGTGCAACTGGGAGCGTTATTAGACCGCCAAGGCTTGTAAGGAAACCGGAGGTCGTGCACATAACAATCTGGTTGTTGATCATTGTTTTTACTGCAATTTTGGTATTAGGATACCGATTGAGATATTCAGACGCAAGATCAACGCAGTTTTTGCTTTTAGCAAGTCCATTTACGGCCTCGTTATAGCATTTATCTAAAATTTCCATAACCTGGTCTTGTGTGAGTTCTGGCATTTTCATGGTAACGCCTCCATTCTACCTTAATTATACCAGAAGTCGACAAAAATACAACTACCCACTTTGTGAGGTGATACCTAAATGTGGAACTATGAATGTGTAAACTCTGGTGAAGACTACTTAGCCCATCATGGCATTCTTGGGATGAAATGGGGAGTGCGAAGATATCAGAACAGCGATGGTACTTTGACTTCTGCTGGTCGAAAGAGATATAGCGGTGAATCTTATTCTTTTAAAACTTCTTCTGGTGAACAACTTACTATGCAGCGAAAAAAGAGAGGTGTTGTTGCTAATGCTCTGAGAAAAATTAGCCCGGAGATTGCAAAAGAGCAAGATAAAACTCTTGAATATGATATTCGGAATGATGCTGGTAAGAAAGTTGGAAATTTCGATGCTTATTTGAAGAATCCGGATGAATTTTACATAAATTGGGCGAATACCGATTACAAATATCGCGGACGCGGCTATATGAGTGCGGCAATGAAACAAGGCGAGAAAATTGCTAAAAAGTATGGTGCTTCAAAAATTACTGCTGAATTGGTTGGAAATTCGCCAGACATTCACAAAATTGCTCTTGAAAAGCAAAAATATACGAAGACAGGCGAAATTCTTACTCAAGAAATGCTTGACACTTGGGGCGGCTTAACGATTGTTGAGAAAAAATTAAAATAAGGAGAACTTATGGCACTCTCTAATACTGCCGTACCGAGATACTACGGCCAGTTTCGGGAGGCCGTGATCCGGGGCGAAATACCTATCAGTCGAGAAGTGGAGCTGGAGATGCACCGGATCGATGATCTGATTGCTAATCCGGGCATTTATTACGATGATAAAAAAGTTGAAGGCTGGATCTCTTTTTGTGAGAATGAGTTAGTCTTGACTGACGGTTCTGATTTGCATCTGCTGGATACCTTTAAGTTATGGGGTGAGCAGGTGTTTGGCTGGTACTACTTTATTGAGCGAAGTGTGTACGAGCCGAATGAGGACGGCCATGGCGGCCACTTTGTAAACAAGAGAATTAAGAAGCGACTGATCACCAAGCAGTACCTTATCGTTGGACGAGGTGCTGCTAAATCTTTGTATGCCTCTTGCATGCAGGCCTACTTCCTGACCGTGGATACTGCAACTACCTTACAGATTGCTACTGCACCGACCATGCGCCAGGCGGATGAAACACTTTCGCCGATCCGGACAGCTATCACCAGATCCAGAGGTCCTTTGTTCAAGTTTTTGACCGAAGGATCTTTACAGAACACAACTGGTTCCAGGATGAACCGAGTGAAGCTGACCCCGACCAAGAAGGGTATCGAAGATTTCCTGACTGGGTCTCTTTTAGAGATCCGACCTATGGTAATCGACAAACTCCAGGGCTTGCGTGTTAAGTGCGCGACCGTGGACGAATGGCTTTCCGGCGATATCCGGGAAGATCCCATTGGTGCTATTGAGCAGTCAGCCAGTAAGGAGCAGGGTGGAGCCTACAACAACGACTATCTTATCATTGCTACGAGCTCTGAGGGTACTGTACGAAACGGCAGCGGTGACACAATCAAAATGGAGCTTATGAAGATCCTGAAAGGTGATTATGTCAACCCGCATGTTTCGATTTGGTGGTACAAGCTGGACTCTGTAGACGAGGTAGCTGACCCCAACACCTGGCTGAAAGCAAATCCGAACCTTGGTAAAACCGTTACCTACGAGACTTATCAATTGGAAGTAGAACGTGCTGAACAGAACCCGGCGGTTCGCAATGATACGTTGGCAAAGAGATTCGGTTTACCCATGGAGGGTTATACCTACTACTTTACCTACGAGGAAACGTTGCCACATCGGCACAGGGAATACTGGAAGATGCCATGTGCTTTGGGGGCAGACCTTAGCCAGGGCGACGACTTTTGCGCGTTTACGTTCCTGTTCCCGCTTTCCAACGGGTGCTTTGGTGTTAAGACGAGGAACTACATAACCTCACTAACATTGATGAAGCTCCCGGCGGCTATGCGACAGCTGTATGACCGGTTTATGGCCGAAGGCAGTCTTGTGGTTATGGACGGCACAGTTTTGGATATGATGCAGGTCTATGACGACTTGGATGCACACATTACCCAGTATGAATACGATGTCCGGGCATTTGGCTTTGACCCATACAACGCAAAAGAGTTCGTGGCCCGCTGGGAGAATGAAAATGGGCCTTTTGGCATCGAGAAGGTTATACAGGGTGCCAAGACGGAATCCGTACCTTTGGGCGAGCTGAAGAAGCTGGCAGGGGAGAGGATGCTGTTGTTTGATGAGGAACTTATGACTTTTGCCATGGGCAACTGCATTACTTTGGAAGATACCAACGGCAACCGAAAACTATTTAAGAAACGTTACGAGGAAAAGATTGATGCTGTGGCAGCCATGATGGATGCTTACATAGCATACAAGATCAACCGCGAACAGTTTGATTGAGGTGATACCTAAATGTGGAACTATGAATGTGTAAACTCTGGTGAAGACTACTTAGCCCACCATGGCATTCTTGGAATGAAATGGGGCGTGCGAAGATACCAGAACAATGATGGCACTTTGACTTCTGCTGGTCGAAAGAGATATAAAATTGAAACCGATATTCGTCCAAAACATCCGTCAGCTTGGCATGAAGCAGACAAGAAGAAAAAATTTAGTGCCACGCCTATTCTCGATGAATTAGAACGCCAACAACGTCATAATCTTACGAAACATGCAGTGACAGCAGGCGAAAACCTTGTAAATTCGTATCTAAAGAAACACAATTATACGCTTAATGGAAAAGAAATGCGAGTTTCAAAGAATGTAAGCCTTATTATTAACTCAATGCTTGATTACAAATACATGAAAGATACATTTAAATAATGAGGTTAAACAATGGAAGAAAATTACTCTCTTGGCTCCAGGATAAAACGTGCCTGGAATGCGTTCTTGATCCGAGATCCCCCGGTTTATCGCGGCGGTGAGGTTAGTTATGGCTACCGACCTGACCGTGTACGGTTTACGAGAGGTAATGAGCGAACGATCGTGACCTCGGTTATAAACCGTATCGGCATTGACTGTGCTGCAATCAAAATGGTCCATGCCCGGATGGATGAGGATGACCGTTTCCTGAAAGAAATAGACAGCGGGTTGAACAATTGCCTGAATGTGGAAGCGAACATCGACCAGACCGGGCGAGCTTTTATCCAGGATATGGTGATGAGCCTGATGGACGAGGGCTGTATTGCGATTGTGCCGGTGGATACTACCTCCAACCCACTTATGACCAATGGATATGACATCCAGAGTTTGCGAGTTGGGAAGGTGATCGAGTGGTATCCCGATCGGGTACGGATTCGGCTTTACAATGACCAGACCGGGAGGCAGGAGGAAGTTACTCTGCCCAAAAGCATTGTTGGCATTGTGGAGAACCCGTTGTTTGCGGTAATGAATGAGCCGAACTCAACGATGCAGCGCCTGATCCGCAAGCTGGCTCTTTTGGATGTTGTGGATGAGCAGACCAGCTCCGGTAAGCTTGATCTGATTATCCAGCTGCCCTATGTCATTAAGACAGAGGCCCGGCGGAAACAGGCTGAAGAACGGCGAAAGCTGGTGGAAGATCAGTTGGCAGGGTCCAAATACGGCATTGCCTATACTGATGGCACCGAGCGCATTACCCAGCTGAACCGGAGCCTTGATAATAACCTGATGAAGCAGATCGAGTATTTGCAGAATCTGCTTTGGAGCCAGTTGGGTATTACCCAGGCGGTTATGGATGGAACTGCTGACGATAAGACGATGCTGAACTACCATAACCGGACGATTGAACCGATTGTATCCGCTATCGTGTTGGAGATGCGGCGTAAGTTCCTGACTAAGACTGCCAGGAGCCAGCACCAGTCGATTGTGTTCTTTAACGATCCGTTTAAGCTGGTGCCGGTGGCGCAGTTGGCTGACGTGGCTGATAAGTTCCGCCGTAATGAGATCCTGAGCTCGAACGAACTGCGACAGATCGTAGGTTATCGCCCGAATGAGGACCCGGAATCGGATAAACTGACCAACCCCAACATCAGTCAGAGTAAGGAACAGCTTGCCGATAATAAACCGATCGTTCCTAAGGAGGAGAATCAAAATGGCAAAGCGTAATTACGATTGCCGTGGCTGGGCCACTAAGTTTGGTGTGCTTTGTGGTGACGGCAGAACGATTATGCCTGGTGCATTCCGAGAGCAGGACGGCCAGGAAGTGCCGCTTGTGTGGAACCACCAGCATAACGATGCCAAGAATGTTCTGGGCCATGCCCTTTTGAAGGCTGAGCCCGAGGGCATGAGGGCTTATGTGACCTTTAACGACACTGACCAGGGACGTAATGCGAAGGCTCTTGTGAAGAACCGTGACATTACGTCCTTTTCCATTTGGGCGAATGGGTTGCAATACGCCGGCGATAAAAGTCGAGGCAATGTGGCCCATGGCATTATCCGAGAATTGAGCCTGGTGCTGGCCGGTGCTAACCCCGAGGCCCATATCGACGAGGTGCTTGCCCATGGTGAGGCCAGTGTTGATGAAGGTGTTATCTATAACAATGCTGGTGATATGGAATACGACTCCGGAGAGTTTGATGATGTCCTTGAACATTCCGATGACAAAAAGGAGGAGCCTGAGATGGCCGAAGAAACTAAGAAACCTGAATCTGAACAGAATGGTAAGACTGTTCAGGAAGTAATTGACAGCATGACCGAGGAACAGAGAAAGGTTCTGTATGCTATGGTCGGTCTGGCTGCAGATAAGGAATCCGGCGATAGTGCCAAAGAAGAACCCATTACTGAGGAGGATAAAACCATGAAGCATAATATTTTCGACAAAGAGACCGAGCGTACTGAGGATGTTCTGTCCCACGACGCTATGACCACCATCATCAATGATGCCAAGAAGGGCCGCCTGACTCTGAAAGAGGCTACTGAGGATTATCTGGAGCATTCCGAGGGCGATTACGGCATCAAGCAGATCGACCAGCTGTTCCCGAACTACAAGGAGCTGAACACTCCCCCGAAGTTCATCGATCGTGACCAGAGCTGGGTCAGTGTTGTGATGAACGGCGTCAAGCATGTGCCTTTCAGCCGCATTAAGACCAGCTTTGCTGACATCACTGCTGATGAGGCCCGTGCACGAGGCTACACCAAGGGTAAGAAGAAGATTGAAGAGGTCTTTACCCTGCTGAAGCGTACCACCGACCCCCAGACCGTTTACAAGAAGCAGAAATTCGACCGCGATGATGTGATCGATATTACGGATTTCGATGTTGTCGCTTGGGTCAAGGGTGAGATGCGCGGCAAGCTGAACGAGGAATTGGCTCGTGCCTTCCTGATTGGTGACGGCCGTCAGTCTGATTCCGATGACAAGATCCAGGAAACCCATATTCGCCCGATCTGGACGGATGACGCAATGTACTCTGTCAAGCGTGAGATTACCAAAGGTACTACCGAGGCTGAAACCGCCAGCAACCTGATTGATGATACCATCCGCGCCCGCAAGGAGTACAAGGGTTCCGGCAACCCGACCCTGTTTACCAGTGAGGATGTCCTGGCTGAGATGCTGCTGCTGAAGGACAAGAACGGCATCCGCATTTACAAGAGTGTGGACGAGCTGGCTACTGCTATGCGTGTTTCCAAGATCGTTACTGTTCCCCAGTTTGACGGCAATCTGACTCGCGAGAACACCGCCAGCAACAAGAAGGATACCTTTACCCTGAAGGCTATCATGGTCAACCTGGTCGACTATACTGTCGGTGCTGACAAGGGCGGCGCTGTCTCCATGTTCGATGACTTTGACATCGACTACAACCAGATGAAGTATCTAATCGAGACCCGCTGCTCCGGTGCACTGACTGTGCCGAAGTCTGCTATCGTCTTCGAGACCAAGGAGACCAGCACGATTGGCGGTTGATCGTAGGTTAGCCATTACTAACTTAAAAGGAGATTCTCATGGCTAAGTTTTACGGAAACATCGGATACTGTAAGCTGACTGAGACCGCGCCCGGTGTACATACCGAGGAGATTACGGTTCGGCCTTATTATGGCGATTTTATCCGGAATACACGGAGACTCCAGGGGACGGAGCACCTGAACGACGATCTCACCATCAGCAGTCAGCTGAGCATTGTATCCGACCCGTATGCCCGTGAGAATTACTTTGCGATGCGTTATGCCGAATTCAACGGGGCAAAGTGGAAGATCAACGAGGTCGAGGTGCAGTATCCACGACTGATCTTGACGTTGGGAGGTCTTTACAATGGGGACGAGACTTGAGCTCCACCATGATTTGTGTGAGGTTTTGGGCTGCCCTGAAACCGGAAAGGATTGCAGGGTGTATTTTCAGCCTATGGTGAATACCCAGCTGAAGTATCCATGCATCCTTTACGAGTTGAGTACAGCCGATACCAAATTTGCGGACAATGCCCCGTACCGATGGACAAAACGCTATCAGGTCACTGTGATCGATAAGAATCCGGATACCAAATACCCGGAACTTATCGCACAGTGGCCGCTTTGTTTGTTTGACCGTTTTTACACGGCTGACAATTTAAACCACTATGTATTAAACCTTTATTACTAAAGGAGGACAATCAAAATGGCAGCTATTACCTGGGATGATACCGGCAAGCGCTTTTACGAAACTGGCGTTGACCACGGTGTTCTGTACCCGTATAACACCGTCTCTAGCAAATATACCCCCGGCGTGGCCTGGAATGGCCTGACCTCGATCTCTGAGAGCCCCTCCGGCGCAGACGAGACCGCCCTGTACGCCGACAACATCAAGTATGGTTCCATGCGTGCAGCCGAGGACCATGGTGGCACCATCGAGGCTTACACTTATCCTGATGAGTGGAATGAGTGCGATGGTCGTGTGCAGATCGCCAAGGGCGCTTATGCTAGCCAGCAGAGCCGCAAGATGTTTGGCCTGTCTTACCGCACCAAGATCGGCAACGATGTCAGCGATGAAGCTGGCTATAAGCTGCATCTGGTTTATGGTGCCACGGCTTCCCCTTCGGAGATGAGCCATGAGACCATCAATGACAGCCCTGACGCTGCGACTATGAGCTGGGATTACACCACCAACCCGGTTGCTGTTGCCGGCCATAAACCGACTGCACACATCGTGATCGACAGCCGCACTGCAGACAAGAGCAAACTGTCTCAGTTGGAGGCCAAGCTGTACGGCGGCGAAAGCGACCAGCCTGAACTGCCGCTGCCTGCCGAGGTTCTGACTCTGCTTGGCGAAGTCGGCGCATAACTACGTTCTTTGAAAGGAGAAAATGACCATGCTTAAGAAAACCATTACCTATACCGATTACGACGGCCTGGAGCGTACCGAGGAATTCCGTTTTAATCTGACCAAGGCTGAACTTGTCGATATGGAGCTTACGACCGCTGGTACCTTCAGCGAGACGATGAAACGCATTATCGCTGAAAAAGACATCATCCGTATCGCAAAACTTTTTAAGGAACTTCTCCTGAAGAGTTATGGTGTGAAAAGTGATGACGGCAAACGCTTTATTAAGAGCCAGGAACTGAGTGAGGCTTTTAGCCAGACTGAAGCCTACAGCGATCTTTACATTGAACTTTTGAGCAACCCCGAAGAGGCTGCCAAGTTCTTTGCTGAGGTTGCGCCGAAGATGGAAGAAGTTAGTGCAGTTCCGGCAGGCAATGTAACGGTTTTGCCTAAAGCATAAGGCGTGAGGAGAGATAAGGAATGCTTGAGATTACGGTAGCCCCGAGAGAGTATTACGACGAGGCGAATAACCAGTTTATTACGGTACCGGAGCAGAAGCTTGTGCTTGAGCATTCCCTTATCTCCCTTTCTAAGTGGGAATCAAAATGGCACGAAGTTTTTTTAAGTGACGAGGCTCATACCCGAGAGCAGCAGATCGACTACATCCGCTGCATGACGGTGAATAAGGCTGTAAACCCAATGGCCTATTACGGGATCACCAATAAGCAGTTGGCAGAGATCGAGGCTTATATCGAGGACCCCATGACGGCCACCTGGTTTGCGGATGAGAAGCGACCGGGGAAGAAAAAGGTTATCACCAATGAGGTGATCTATTCCTGGATGGTTGATTTGGGCATTCCGGTCGAGTTTGAGCGCTGGCATTTGAACCGACTGATTACTTTGGTACGGGTTTTAAATAACAGCCATGAACCAAAGAAAAAGATGAGCAAAAAAGCCACCTTTGACCGATATGCAGAGCTGAATGCCAAACGCCGGGCTAAGGCCGGCACCAAAGGATGATTCCCTTTTAGAAGGAGAGATAAGAATGAGACTTGCAGGTGGTATTACCAACGGGCGAGTTCGGGTCCGTTACAATTACGCAAGATACGGCTATACCCGTGGCGGCGGAAAGACCTGGCACGGCGGTATTGACCTGGAACTTTTGGATGATAAGGAATATTTCGCCCCTTATTACAAAGACGGCACGAAAGTGAAGTTTAAAGTTACGAGAGCCAGAATTGTGACTTACAAATCCAATAGGACCTGGGAGTGGGGCTACTATATTTGCCTGGAAGTGCAGAATCCCCCGAAGGGCAGCCGGACGAGGTATATCTACCTGTGCCATAATGCAAAGCTGCTTGTTAAGGCCGGGGACATTGTAGAATCTGGTGACTTAATTGCTGTTATGGGTAATACCGGCAACGCGGCATTGGCTGACCCGCCGTATGAACATGTGCACTTTGAGTGCCGAGTAACTGCATTGGGCAGCGGCATTGATCCGACTGAATATTGTGGGTGCCCGAATGAGGTTGGCACCTATGGAGAGGAGAATACAACCGTGGCAAACGATATCATGATCGATGTATCGAAGTACCAGAAAACTGTCAACTGGGTGAAGGTCCCTTATAAGGCATTTATTCGCATTGGCTACCGAGGCTACGGCGATGCCGGTACCTTGGTAACGGATGAATACTTTGAGAAGAACATTGCAGGAGCCCTGGCCAACAATAAGCTGGCAGGGTTCTATTTCTTTAGCCAGGCGTTGAATGCTGCGGAAGGCAAGGCCGAGGCTGAGTATGCGGTTAAGGTACTGAATGGCCGTGGTAAGGGTCTTCCGATCTTCTTTGACGCAGAGTATTCGAGCGAAAAGAGCCATAGGGGCCGCGCGGATCATATCTCGAAAACCTTGAGAAATGCCGCTGCAACGGCTTTCTGTGAGAGAATCCGTGAACTTGGTTATCTGCCCGGCCTTTATACCTATACGAACTTTGCTTATTCGAACATTGACTATGCGAATCTTGTGAATGGAAATGGCTATATCGGCTGGCTGTCAGATACCAGAACAAACTATGATACTATGCTGCCGCGCCATATTCACCAGTATGAGCAGGGCATTGTGAGCGGTATCAATGGGGAAGTGGATCTGAATCGGATCATCAAGGCCTGGTCTACGGATGTTGTCCCTTCGGCGCCTGCAAAACCTGCTACTGGCACAATGCAGAAGATCACGATTGGTCCTGTGAGTAATGGCGATGCCATGAAATTTTACAATCTGGCAAAAGAGCTGAAGCTGACAGACATGGGGCTGTATAAGGCTGAGTACGTGTAAGGAGAATCAAAATGGCCATTGTTTTTAAGCATAAGGGTGACTTTAAAAAGACAAAGCGTTTTTTAAAGCGCATGTCCGAAGAGGAATACCTGAAATGCCTGGATAAGTATGGCCGGAAAGGGGTAGAGGCACTGGCCCTGGCTACCCCGAGGGACAGCGGCAAAACTGCTGAGAGTTGGGACTACCGGATCAACCGGGATAAAGACGGTGTGAAGATCACCTGGACCAACAGCAACGTGAATAAAGGCGTGAATATTGCAATCATCCTGCAATACGGTCACGGAACAAGGAATGGCGGATATGTTCAGGGTAGGGATTACATCAACCCGGCTATCCGCCCTATTTTTGACCAAATGGCAGCTGAGGTTTGGGGAGAGGTGACAAAGGAATGAGTTCGTCTATTGACCAGCGCATTGTGGAAATGCAGTTTGACAATGCACAGTTTGAGAAAGGCATCTCTACAAGCCTTAAAAGTATCGACAATTTGGAAAAGGGTCTTAAACTGGATGGTGCCAGTAAAGGCCTTGAAAGTGTATCCAAAGCTGCTAATTCAATGGATTTCAGCGGACTTCAGGGCGGTATTTACGCTGTGCAGCAGAAGTTCAGTGCCCTGGAAGTAATTGGCATTACGGCTTTGCAGCGAATTACAAATGCTGCGATTTCTACTGGCGAATCCCTTATAAAGTCACTTTCCATTGATCAGATTTCTGCAGGTTTTGCTAAATTCGGCAGCAAGACATCCTCGGTTGCGACTCTAGTCGCACAGGGTAATGCTCTTGACCTTGTGAATGAGCAGCTTGATCGCCTTAACTGGTTCACGGATGAAACCTCGTACAACTTTACCGACATGGTGTCGAACATTGCAAAATTTACGGCATCCGGTAAAGGCCTGGAAGAATCTGTGACAGCTATGGAAGGTATTGCCAACTGGGCTGCTCTTTCTGGTCAGAATGCAGCTACTGCCAGCCGTGCAATGTACCAGCTTTCTCAGGCCATGGGCGCTGGCATCATGCGAAAAGAGGACTACAAGTCAATTCAAAATGCCAGTATGGATACCGACGAGTTCCGACAGAAATGCTTGGATGCTGGCGTTGCACTCGGAAAGTTAAAGAAAAACGCTGATGATACCTATACCTCTCTTGTAAACAACAAAGGATCGTTTACAAAATCTCAGTTCGCTGAGCATTTGACAGAAGATGCATGGTTTACTTCGGACGTTATGATGTCTGTTTTCCAGACCTATTCGAGTGCCGTTGACCAAATTTACGATTATGCTGACGAGAAAGGCATTACTGCATCTCAGGCAATTTCTGAACTTGGCGATACAGTTGATTCCTTTGGCCTGAAAGCATTTAAAGCAGCTCAGGAAGCACGAACCTGGGGGGATGCAGTTGACTCTGTAAAAGATGCTGTATCCACCGGTTGGATGAACACCTTTGAGTTGATCTTTGGTAATCAGGAAGAGGCTACTCAGCTTTGGACCGATTTGGCAAACGCTATGTACGACGTATTTGCCGGCGGAGCTGAAGCTCGAAATGAGATGCTTAAAGAGTGGAAAGAGTCTGGTGGCCGAGATGATCTCATTCAGTCCTTTTGGAATATTTGGGATGCGGTAGCCAAAGTAACAGGCTCCATAAAAGAGGCTTTTGGCGAAATTTTTGCACCTCTTACCTCTGGTAAGTTGGTTTCGATGACGGAGAACCTTAAGAATTTTACTGCTTCTTTGGTTGTGAGTGATGAAACTGCCGATAAGTTGAAGCGAACGTTTAAAGGTGTATTTGCGGTTTTCGATATATTTAAAAAAGTCCTTGGGACAGTTGGTGATGCAATTGCCAAACTTTTAGGCTCTGACGGACTGAAAGATCTTGGAAATACACTCTTGGATTCTGCTGCTTCTCTCGGTGATTTTCTCGTTTCTTTGAACGAGAGCTTTTCGACCGATGGAATTACTGGCATGTTCAATAAAATCGTTACCGGAATTTCCGATCTGTTCTCTGGCGTACTTAATAGTGCCGGAGGGTTTAGCGGAGCGTTCGGTACGATTGGCTCGAGTATTTCTTCGGTTCTGGGTTTTATTTGGAATTCTTTTAAGACTGTATTCTCATGGCTGAAAGAAAATATTTCGCTAAAGGGCATTCTTGGAACAGTTGCCGCGGCATTTAGTGCTCTGACAGGCAAGAAGCTCTTTGATGCAGCCAGCGGAATCTCGGACTTTATCGAGAAATTGACTGGAGCTGGTAAAAATTCTGGATCTCTGAAAGCTAAAATTTCCGATCTCTTTGAGAGTTTACACGATAGCCTACAGGCTCTGACAACGAGCATTAAAGTGACTTCACTTGTTGGAATTGCTGGGGCAATCGGTGTTCTGACAGCTTCTCTTAACACACTCTCTCAGATCGATGCCGGGTCGGCACTAAAGGGAATTAGCGCTATGGCCGCGATGTTCAAAATGCTGACAAAGAGCCTCGACAGTATCACGAAGACGCTTTCTAAAAATGGTTCTAAAGGGTTGATGAAGACATCTTTCAGCTTAATCTTGATTGGTCAATCGATGAAGGTTCTGGCCGATGCTATGGCTAAATTCGGTGGGCTGTCTCTTAAAGAAATTGCCAAAGGTCTTATCGGTGTTGGCGGCGGTTTGACCATTTTTTGTGTTGGACTTAAAGCTCTGAACGGAGTGAAAATTCCTCTTAGAACGAGCATTAGTCTATTGGCAATTGCTGAGAGCTGTAAGATTCTTGGCGATGCAATGAGTAAGTTCTCGGGATTCTCCTGGGAAGAAATCGGGCGGTCGCTTACTGCTATGGGCGGTGCGCTTGGAGAGCTTGTTGTAACCCTCGGCGTCCTTAATAAAGTAAGCGGCCTTGGCTCTCTGGCTGGCAGTGTATCCACCTTGATTATTGTTCAGTCTTTGTCTGGGCTTGCAGATGGACTTGGCAAGTTTGGAAGTTTTAGCTGGGATGAGATTGAGCATGGTCTTGTTGGTATGGGCGGTGCTCTGGCTGAAGTTTCCACTGCGATTGTTGCTGTATCTAAGTTAGCTGGCTTTAGTTCGCTATTTGCTGCTGGCTCGATTGCCATTGTGATTAGCGGTTTGGATGAACTTGCCGATTCTCTTACAAAATTTGGATTTATGTCTTGGGAAGCTATCACTCATGGCCTTGTTGCTATGGGCGGTGCGCTTGCCGAAGTGGCCGGATTTACAGGCGCTCTTGGAAATATTGCTGGATTCAGTGGTTTGCTTGGGGCTGGGTCTATTCGGCTAACAATTACCGGGCTTAGTGATTTGGCAGATGCACTTGAACAAATCGGTGGATTGAGCTGGGATGAAATTAAACGCGGACTTAGTGGCATGGGCGGTGCTCTTTTAGAGGTTTCGGCCATTACGGGTGCCCATGGACTGATTTCCGGATTTAGCGGTTTGCTTGGAAGTGGGTCATTGCTTCTGGCGATTCAGGGGCTCAATGATTTGGCTGAAGCATTTAAAACATTTTCCACGATGTCTTGGGAAGATGTAAACAATGCTCTCACTGCAATGCTTGGCGCTATGGGCGCTACTGCTCTTGGCGGCCTGGCAAATACTTTCTCTGGACTTGGAGCCGCTTCGATTAAAGCTGTTGCCGATGGGCTTGGTCCCTTAGCTGAAGCAGTTAAGCAGTGGCAGGGAGTAAGTGTCGATAACAATCTCCCCGGTCAGTTATCTTCTCTCGCGACTGGCGTTAGCTCTTTCTGGGCCGCTGGTTGGGGTGCAGATGCTATCAATACTGTATCCTCTGGACTTGGGATATTGGCCGAATCTGTAAATGCGTGGCAAAACGTAGAAGTTCCGGACAACATTGCTGATAACATGCTCGACCTTGCGAATGCAATCAGCACGTTCACGTTTTCTGGTTTTGGGTCCTCTGCGATTTCTACAGTAGCAGCACCTCTCGGCGAATTGGCCGCATCTGTGAATACATGGAACGACGTTACCATCAAGGACGATTTAGGAACACAACTTTCCAATTTGGCAACCGGAGTTAGCTCTTTCTGGGCAGCTGGTTGGGGTGCAGATGCTATCAATACTGTATCCTCTGGACTTGGGACATTGGCCGAATCTGTTGGAAAATGGGAGTCTGTTTCCATTGACGATATGTTGGGAACGAAGCTGACGAGTCTTGCTACTGGTGTTGAAGCCTTTTCGTTTGCATTTCTTGCCGGATGGTCTATTGATCAGCTGGTTAGTCCCTTGGCGTCACTGGCCGATTCTGTTTTAAAATGGAAAAGTGTATCTATTCCTGCAAAAATCGGAGAAAAACTAAAAGATCTTGCTTCTGGCATAAATGACTTTGGTTTGTCTTTTCTTGCAGGATGGTCGCTTGGAACTGTCACTGGGCCCCTGGGCGAGTTAGCGGACTCAATTAACAAATGGAACACCGTCACAATCCCTGATGATATTTCGACGAAACTTTCTAATCTTGCCGATGGACTTATGAAGTTCAGTGGCGTCGGAAATATTTCTCTTGCGGTATCGTCCATTGGGACTATTTCTGAGGCAGCAGTTAAATTGTCAGACGTTGATTTTTCTTCTATTTCAAGCGGACTTAAATCATTGACTGACGCCCTTACTACTCTCGGAAGTATTGATCTGTCTGCGGCAACCAATATGGGTGATATTACAACCGCTGTGTCCTCAATGATGCAGACGCTCTCAACTGCAATCCAGAACAGTGCCCCTACGATTAGTGAGTCTTTTGGCAGTGTGCTGACAACGGTTATCAATAATTCGGCAACTTATCAGAACCTATTTTATACGAACGGTCAGGCCCTTATGACGAAAATAGTCGAGGGCTTTGACTCTGGAAGTGGTACTTTAAGCGTCTCGGTTGCCAATACCCTTACGGCAGGTGCTTCGGCGATCTATGATCAGTATCAAAACTGGTACACCGCTGGTTCGTTCCTCGATATTGGTCTTGCCGCTGGTATTAGAGCTGGTGAATCAAATGTGATTACCGCGGCCACTGATGTTGCTACCAAAGCTCTCAAGGCTGCCAAAGACGCTTTACAAATCAACTCGCCGTCCAAGGTCACTTATGGCTTTGGGCGGTTCTTTGATTTGGGGCTTTCTAACGGTATCTATGACTATGCTGACAGAGTTCAGAAGGCTACCGAGGAAATCTCGAATCAGGCACTCTCTACTGCTCAAATCATTGCTGAGAACATTGCCGCTACGATGGATGAGGATTTCGACTACGAGCCTACCATCCGGCCGGTTTTGGATATGGATGAGGTGGATAGCGGCCTTAATGCGTTTGATCGGAGTTTTGCTAACCGCAGCATGAACCTTGCCGGCAGCATTGACCGTGTACGGAAGGCAGCCCCTGCGGATAAGTATGCTGAGAATGTGAACCCCAGCCAGAATCAAAATGGCGGGGCTACCACCTACAACTTTACGCAGAATAACTACAGCCCGAAGGCACTGAGCCGGATTGATTTGTACCGCCAGACGAACAACCAGTTTGCCATGATGAAGGAAAGAGGAAAAGCATGATTAAATCCGTGAAAGTCACGAACTACATGGGCGAATCGTTGACCATTCCTCTCATCTGGAATGACGGACCCTTTGAGATTGAGAAGATTGAAGGGCTTGGTCCGCCCAAAGCCAACATCAATACAACGGAAATTGCCACAAATGACGGTTCTAAGTTTAACTCTGCCCGATCTACTGAACGAAACATTGTTTTGTATCTTATCCTGCATGGAGCACCTACCATTGAAGATGCACGACATTTGAGTTACAAGTATTTTCCTGTGAAGAAGTATTTGCAACTTGAGATTGAGACCGATAACCGGCGCTGCATTGTGGAAGGCTACCCCGAATCCAATGAACCAAATATCTTTAGTGAAAACGAAGACATTCAGGTCAGTATCGTTTGCCCGAATCCGTATTGGAAGTCGGCAGGCGATGACGGAATTCGAGAGGTAGTATTTCATGGTGTGGCGCCTAATTTCGAGTTTCCTTTCTCTAACGAATCGCTGACTGAGGATAAGATCGAGTTTGGCATTATCGAGCGGCGCAAAGAAAATGTCGTTTACTATGACGGCGATGCGGAGCAGGGAATTACTATCACCATTGAAGCGATCGGCACAGTAAAAAACCTTACGATTTACAATGTGCGAACCAGAGAGAAAATGGCTATCAGCCACGATGAGCTTGTGAGCTTTACTGGTTCCGGCATTGTGAACGGCGATACAATTACGATTTCGACTGTGAAGGGCCACAAATCGATCGAGCTTTTGCGTGATGGTGTTACGACTAACATCCTGAACTGCATTGGTAAAGATGACGACTGGTTTATGCTGTCAAAAGGCGACAACATTTTCGGCTATACTGCGGATGAGGGCAGCGACTACCTGGATTTCAAAATAAACTATTCTTCTTTGTATGAGGGTATTTAAATGGAAGCACTGATTATGGACAAGGACTTTAAGTCGGTAGCTGTAATTGACGACTATGAGTCTTTTATCTGGACTGACCGTTACACCGGCTACGGAGACTTTGAGCTTTATGCCCCTGTCAGTGCAGCATTTTTCAACTTTACCAAAGACGGGTATTATATTTGGAGCGCCGAATCCGAGCATCTTATGATTATCGAGAAGAACGATATCGAGAGCGATGCGGAGGATGGCAGCCACGTTACTGTGACGGGGAGGAGCCTTGAGTCTATTTTAGACCGGCGTATTATCTGGACCCAGACGACCCTTAGCGGCAGTTTACAGGACGGGATCAAGAAACTTCTTACAGAAAACATCATTTCGCCGAGTGATGAGAAGCGGAAGATCCCGAATTTTGTTTTTAAGGAAAGCACTGACGAAGCAATTACAAAGCTGACAGTAGATGCCCAGTATACGGGTGATAATCTCTACGATGCTATTAAATCTCTTTGCGAAACGAATGAACTCGGATTTAAGGTTATCTTGAACAGTGACCTTAAGTTCGAGTTTTCTTTGTATTTCGGCACGGACCGTTCCTATAACCAAAAGAAACTGCCGTACGTGATCTTTAGCCCGAACTTTGAAAACCTGGTCAACTCGAACTACTACGAGAGTTCTGCGGAGCTTAAGAATGTAGCATTGGTTGGCGGGGAAGGAGAAGGCTCGGACCGGAAATTTAAGAGTGTATACGGTAACGGTGTTGAGGCGTTCCCCAGTGGGATGGACAGGCGAGAGCTGTTTGTGGACGCCCGGGATTTGAGCACCAAGACAAGCGGCAAGACTCTATCTGCCACCGAATACAATGCCCAGCTCGAACAGCGAGGCTACGATAAACTTGGGGAAAATACCCAGGCTACCGGGTTTGAGGGCGACATTGAGAATACTGAGATGTTCAGCTACGGGAAGGATTTCTTCGTCGGAGATATTGTACAGATTCAAAATGAGTACAAAATCAAGGCTACTACAAGAGTGGTTGAGGTCGTTATCTCGGATAGTTCCACGGGCACTACGATCGTGCCGACATTCTCGACCCCGACACTGACAAAAACTTAAAGGAGGCTGTACAATATGGCTTTTAGTTATGGCTTTTACAATAGCCTGAATGGAGATCGAAAGTACGACTCCGAAGATTTGAGCCGGATGTTTGATGGCATTATCTATGATGGTGTTATTGGTGCAGTTGGTGATACGTTTGCTGTAAAAGCCGGAACTGGGAATACTGTAAACGTATCGAGTGGGCGTGCTTGGTTCAATCATACCTGGACCTACAACGATGCACCGATGCCTATTAGCTGCGGCTCTGCGGCTGTGCTTTTGGACCGCTATGATGCCATTGTGCTGGAAGTGAACGCTGCTTCTGATGTGCGTAAAAACAGTATCAAAGTTGTGACCGGAACCGAAGCATCAAACCCGGTGAAACCCACGATGGAGAACACTGAGTTTGTGCACCAGTATCCGCTGGCTTATATTTTGCGTAAAGCAGGTTCCAGCAGCATTTCACAGTCTCAGATCGAGAATGCTGTCGGCACATCTGAGTGTCCGATTTGTACAGGGGTGCTGAAAAGTCTGAACATCGACCAGCAGATGGCCCAGTGGAATGCCCAGTTCAACGAATGGTTTGAAGATACCAAAGGGACCTTAAGCGGTGACGTTGCCGGGAACCTTTTGAACAAAATCACCGAAACCGAAAAGAAGATTCCGTATGTATACAGCGGAACCTTTAGTGTAAGTGGTTGGACAGCTTCCGCATATAGTGATGGAGTAACCGACTATCCGTATAAGCAGTCAATCGCTGTGAAGCCAGAGAAATCGTCAGCCCCTAATGTTACAGCATCGAGCACGTTTATGTCAGGATGCGGGTTTACGCCAACTAAAGTTGCAAAAACTGATGAAACTCTTACAGAGGCTCTTGGCATTATTAACGATGGGGTGACTGTCAGTTCCTACCAGCATGTCACAACGTATGTAAAAGAAAAACCAACCTGCGATATTACTGTCCGGTGGGAGATAGCAGAGTAAGGAGGTTTAGCATGAAACATTGTAAGAAATCTGCGGCATGTGCTGCGCGGGGGTACTGCTGATGGGTGTAGCACCG